CGCTTTCGTGTGTGCCGTGTGCCGTGTGCCGTTGTCGGTCGGCTCGGTCGGTCGGCACTCAAAGGGAACTGCCGTCAACCCCTTTAGGGGTTCGGTCGGCACACGAACACTGCTCCCCCTTCCCCCAAACCCCTATCCCCAAAGGACGGGCACACGTGCACGCGCGTAAAAAAACGCACGTATGATATACGCACGTAAAGAGAAAACCCCGTAGGGGTTTTGTGCCCTACGGGGTTGAGTGTTATTAAGTCCCTACGGGACTTAGGCGGCAAGTGCAGCCGCTTGTATGTGGCGGAGCGTTTCAAGTGTCTTAGGACACTTGGCGATTTCCTCAAGGTGCTTGAGGTCGAGGTTCTTGACTACGTCAAGAAACCACTTGCAAGTTTCGCAGTTCAGAGCCGAGGCTCTCTGCTTGCTTATAGCAAGCCGAGAGGCGATTTCGTTGTTGCTGACGTTGAGTACGAAGTACTCAAACGCTCTCCACCTCGTGCACATACTGTCCGTGAAAGCGAACTTGTGTGCCGCTTTGACTCCGTCAAAGATGGCGAGCAGGGCGGGAGATACTTCGTATCTCACCACGAGGTCGGGGCGACCGTCTTGCTTGAAGGACACCTCGTAAGAGGTGTTGCCCTCGATAAGTGCCCTCACCAAGCCGATGTCCTCGTCGCACAAAACCTCTTCCTTCGGAAGAGTCTTGTAGGTACGGGCTTCGTACTTGTCGTGGACGATTTCGGCATCCAATGCCTTAAAGGCATTGCGGATTGCGTTCTCACGGTCGTTTGCCTCTAAAGAGGCAAGGAGCGACAAGCAAACGGTGGAACGGAGGTCGTCAATGGACGCATCACCAGAGGTGATGTAGGGCGTCATAACCGGCTTCGTATCCGTGCCGAGTTTCACTCGGCGGATACGGCGAACTGCGTCCTGCATATGTGTGGGCAGGTAATCACGATTGACCACGAACACCTTTGCTACTTCGTAGCAAAGCCAGTCAAGTGCGTTCAGTCCCAAGCCGACCTCACCATCTTCGATGGTGTAGGCGGAGCCGTCAAGTCCGTTGCCGACACCGACATACTTGACTTTGTCAAGTACCTCGTCAAAGTGGCTACGCTTACCACCTTCGGTGGTAACGGGACGGGTGGTGGTTGCGGTGGTTGCGGTTGCGTTTTTGCGTGTGTTTTTCATGGCGTGTGTGCCTTTCTCCCCTGTGTGATTTTGATTTTTCGCCTTGCCGTTGTCGGCTCGGTCGGTCGGCGGTCGGGGTTGCCGCCTGTATCTATGATACCACGGTCGGCACGATTCGTCAACCCCTTTAGGGGTTGCGGATTTGGGCGCTTCGACTCCCCTTACGGGGAGAGCCGATTTGTGAATTTTTTGTGAATTTCGACTTTCGGCTCGACTTCCCCTTCGGGGAAAAAATTTCGGTTTCGGCTCGGCTTGCCTCGTGTGATGCGGAGGCGTGAGGCGGGCGCTGCCTGCGCTACCCACGGGAGGGCAACCTCGTTCCCTACGGGAACGGCACTTTGAAGGAGGGGACTATAGGGGAGAATATCCCCTATTACCCCCTTCTTGACGACGGCAACCCCCTTTATGGGGTTGGGGCTTTCGGTCGGTCGGCAGAGGTCGGCAAGGCGGTGAGGGAGGGGAGGACAAAGGAGGGAAGAGAGTCCCTTACGGGACGAGAGAAGGTCGGCTCTCGGCTCTCGGACGGACGGCACGAGAGGACGGCTATTCACTGAGGTGAATAGAGGGGAGAGGACGAGGAGAGAGGGGAAATCGCCCTTTTCCCTCGTAGAGGGAACTCGCCAACTCGAACCCACTCGCTCCACCCCCTCAAGAAAGGCGGTTTTTCTCCCATAGGGAGAACCTGCCCTTTTCTTGCCGACCGAATGTTATCTTTTTGGCGTTGATAACATCGCCGACCATAGGGGGTGATTTTACACGCCAAACCCTTCCTTTTTTCGCGTGCGCGAGGGTGTCCACCTCTCCTCACCCACACGCCATTTTCCCTTCGAACACCTCGGCACCCTCATTCGGGAAGTTTGCCCATAATCGGAGAAGATCGCTTGATCCGTAAAACACAGAAGAGAAGGGTTGATTGTTCCCAAGCCTCGCGATCTCTCCTATGGTAGGATGTCTTTTCGACTATACTATAAAAGATAGAAATCAACCCTTCTATATATAGCTATATATAATAATATATATAATATATAAGCTTACTATATAAGAGAGCTTATTAGCTTACTATATAAGAGAGCTTATTAGCTTACTGATTAAGGAAGCTTATATAGCTTACTTATAACAGAAAGCTGATATTTAAGAAAGAAAAATAATAAAAAGAAAGAACCCCTGATCTTGCACCGGCAACAAAAATTTTTTTAATTATTTTTCAAAAACCCCTTGACAAGTGTCTAAATATGGTGTATAATATATACAGTAGGATTCCAGAGGATAAAGATTGTAAGAGATATTCGCTGACCAATACGCCCACACATACGGGCTGCTAACTGATTCAATTACGTCTTTATCACTCTTGGCAAGAGTCTCGAACGAAGTGAGAGCTGATTACAGACAAGTGCATAATTGCATTTTAAGGTATACCTTCCTTTTTAGGGAGTGAAAAATCTTCCCCTATATAGGGACTAATTTGAACCAGTTTGCAACCCCCCGGGTTGCATTTTTGTTTTTTACGGAGGATTTTTAATGGTTGTAAAAGTCTGTGATGCGCTCTGTGGAGCCGGTAAAACACAGTCTTGCATCAATATGATGAACAATGACTCAGAGAGAAAATACATCTTCATAACGCCTTATCTTGATGAGGTAGAGAGGATTAAGACCTCTTGCGCCGCGCGGAAGTTCGTTTCCCCGGAACGGAGGTTCACCAACGGATACTCTAAGCTCAAAGATGTTCCTTCTCTTTTACGCGCTGGTGAGAACATCGCCAGTACACACGCTTTATTCTCTTGTTATAATGAAGAGATTAAAACGCTCATCCGAGAGCAACACTACACGCTTGTGCTCGATGAGGTAATCGATTTATTCCAGCCCGTCAATCTCGACGGCGGAGATGTGAATTTTCTTGTACGGAACAACATCGCTAAGAAGCAGGATGACAATGTCATCTGGGATGACGATGAGTACACGGGAGTTCTGTTCAGCGAGATTATGCAGATATCCAAGTCGCGCAACCTCGTTGACTACGACGGCTCCTTCTACTTCTGGTCGTTGCCGATAGATGTATTCAACTGTTTCGATGATGTTTACGTGCTTACCTATTTATTTGAATATCAGATGCTGAAATACTTCTTTGATGTAAACAATGTAGAGTATCAGCTCATAGGCACTAAGCGCCAGAACGGTATCTTTCAGTTCTGCCCGCTTGAAGAGATGGATCGCCGCGTAGACCTACGGGATAAGATCCATATAAATTATAATGATAGACATAACGAAATCGGCAACAAGAGCTTTTCGTTATCAGCAGGGTGGTTCGACAGGGTGTACCGCGAGGTAGGTCAACCGAATATCACCATTTTAAAAAATAACTTATACAACATATTTAGACACACGAAGAGTGGAAACGACGATAAGATGTGGACGACTTTGAACAGATATCGCAGTGCTCTTAAAGGAAAGGGATACTCCAACGGATTTATTACCTTTAATAAAAGAGCCAGCAACAACTTCGCGGATCGCCATTACTTGGCGTATTGCTTAAACGTATTTATGCAACCGTGGATGAAGAACTATCTGACGAAGCTCGGCGTCGAGGATGTGAATCAAGATATGTACGCGCTTTCGGTTCTCGTGCAGTGGATATTCCGTTCCGCAGTACGTAAGGGCGAGGAAGTCTGGATTTACATTCCCAGCAAACGAATGAGATATTTATTGCAGGAATGGATAGATAATCTCGCCGAAGGCAGAGATCTGGAGCCTTTGCGTTTCAACGCAAGAAAAGTACCGACGCACCGCGAGTGCGCTTATGCTCTCCATCGGTCAAAGAGAAAGAACGAAGGAGGTAAAAAGTCTTGAAGAATTGCAAGAACTGCTTTTGGTACGACAAGTGCGAAGATAGATGCGATAACGACATCGAGGTGGACTGCGATTATTACGAGCCACTCGATGACGAAGAGATCGCTATTGAAGAATATGAAAAAGATTTAAAAGAACGTGCTCAAGTGTATCAGGAATTGATCGACGAGCAAAACGGTTAATCAGGAGGATAAGGCTATAAACAAGTCATTTAAGATATTATCACTGGAGGCGAAGGATCTATACGCCGCCATGAACCTAATCAACAACAACGGTGTTGGTTACGATATAAGAGACAGAGAAGGTAAAATCTCACTTAAGAAATTTGAGAATGCGTTGGACTGGAGCTTGGACACTATCAAGCTCCAAGAAGCGTATGAGCGCGAGACTCGTAAGAGAAACTTCTATTTCGTGTCCGGCGGGAAGAAGTACACTCAGATGGTTATCAACGTGAAATTCTCGTATTCATATAAAGAATTTAATAAGGTAGGAAAAAATACATACATTCGCTCTGGATATGCTTTCAGAGACTGCGTAATGCAGGACGGCGTGTGCATCCAAGACGGTAAGCTCGTAGCAATTCAAACCAACGTGGAAATCAGGGAGCCAATCTCACAAGAGATGCTCGGCGGATGTTTTACATTCGCGGATGGTTACTATAAGCAGGTCGGTTCAATCCCCGTCGAGATGAACAAGAGTGACCTAAGACAGTATCTGTACGAGCACGGATTTGTCTGCGACGGTATTCACTACGTTAGATATAAGAGAAGTAGCGGAAGCAGCCGCGTAGGAAAATGCTTGTTTGTAAATGCGGTTGTTGCGGAAAGAATGGCAAAGTGGGACAGATGTGGTTTAACCATTAAAGAGAACGATCCCATTGACTTGGCGGCGTGGGAAGCTTATATCTCGCTTCCTATGAGTAGCATCATTGATACAATACAAATTCAGCCCGAGAATATTCTCATTGTTGATGACTATGATAGCAAGTTCACAGACGAGGTTGTGGCGGTCGAGGCGCAGGACGGTAAGCTCGTATCCAAGAGAAAGGAAATGAAGATTTCCAATAGTATCTGGGACGGTGAGTCCTTGATGGACACGAGTATGTTTACGGATTACCCCGACAAGGGAATGTTGCTTTTGCGTAACCGTTTCTTTAAGACTTGCGCATTCAATACCAATATTCAGAAATGGTTCACTGATAACGGCATTGAGAGAATTGACCAGCTCAATGGTTTCACACTGGCTACCGACATCTCGCAAATCAAGCTGATTACCACGCCAAGCAGTGTTAAGTATCTGAAGTTCGGAAAGATCGAGCAGTGGCTAAAGAACATCGATAGTACATTCGGTATCGTCAAGTACGAGAAGGAAACACACTTCTTCGACGGCAGAATGGTTCAGTGCCACTATCAATTGCTGAACACACTTCAATTGTCCTATGGTGAGGTTGAGGCACTATTGAAACCTTCCTTAGATTATATAGGGGCGGTTCGTAGAGATCCCGACGTGCTCAGATACCATATCGGATATCCCTTCAGAGCAGAGGAAATGGAAGGGGAACTAAACCCCCTCAAGTCCAAAAACGACATCGTATTCAAGATGCTTGGCATCAATAATCAGTTTGCGTTGACTCAGCTCTACAAAGAGTTCCGCAACGATATTGTTAAGGGCTTCATCAGAAACCTAAAACAAGGTCACGTTTTGTTGCACGGCAACTACTCAACGCTTCTTGGAAACGGTATGGAGCTTCTGCAGCAGGCAATCGGAACGTTTAAAGGCGAAGGAGTCATTGCTCCCGGGTGCATTCACAGTACAAAGTTTGAGTACGGCAAAACAATCCTTGCATCCAGAAGTCCTCATATCACGATGGGCAATGTTCTTCTTTCACAGAATGTAGCCAACGAGGATATTGACAAGTACTTCAATCTTTCTAACGAGATTGTTTACGTGAATGCAATCAACGAGAACATTCAGCAAAGACTAAACGGTTGTGACTACGACTCCGACAGTATTCTCCTCACAGACAATGAGGTTCTTATTGCAGCGGCGCGTAAGAATTATTCCGCGTTCAAAGTCCCAACGTGCTTCGTTGACTCTCAAAAAACTGCCCGCCGTTACAATCACGAGCACAAAGCTGACCTTGACGTGAAAACGAGCGTCAATAAGATCGGCGAAATCGTAAACCTCTCTCAGCAGTTGAACAGCCTTTACTGGGAGCGACTAAACCGCGGTGAGAGTATGGAAGATTGTGAAGAACTCTACAACGATATTTGCAAGCTTGCAGTCTTGTCGGGCATTGAAATCGACAAAGCGAAGAAAGAATACATAATCAACAGCTTCAATGAGATTTCTTGGTTGAAGTCCAAGTATAAAATAGAAGATGATAACCGTCAAGTGAAGCCTATGTTCTTCAAGATGATAACGCTTGAGAATGGATATGAGCTTAGCGACGGTACGAGATATAGATATTTTGATACCCCTATGGATTATCTGCAGAAGATAATTTCCTCAACAAATTTCCGTCAAGCGCGGCAGTACAAAGCGACGATTGTTCCTTTTATGGATATCGTTCGCAAGCCCGAGATGGCAGTTCGCAGTGGTTATAACTGCATCCAACGTGATAAGATCATCACAATCATCCGCAAAGCGAAGGATGATATAAGAAAAATGTACATCGATTATGACACTAAAAAGAAAGACGAGAAGGAATTGATCTGGAATCAGGTTGCCGAGCGTAGGCAAGAGTGCATTGATGCAATCGACAAGATGTCTGAATGTGAATACACGATGTATTTAACCCTCAAGGAACTCGATAACAAGGACACAAAAGACGTGTACCGTTTCATTTTTGAAGTGTTGTTCGGCAAGCCTAATGAGTCATTCTTCCGAATGATTGAGGCGAGCAAGGAGCCGTTATATACTTTGGAAGAGGCAGAAGACGGCGATATTACCTTGTATGAGTTCAAATATAAGAAGGTTTTGCTACATTAAATATATATTTATATCAAATTTTTTACAACTTTTTGCCCTAAAATTAACACGGATTTATATCAAAGAGTTTGTGGAAATTTAAAATTTTGCCCTATTATACGCCATATTTAGACACTTTTGCAACCAAAAATTGCAAGAATCTAATAGGCGTATAGGGAGAAATAGAAAACGGCGATCTCTGTGTCGCCGCTATATTGCGGGGTAGAGCAGATGGTAGCTCGCTGTCCTCATAAGTCAGAGGTCGCTGGTTCGAGTCCAGTCTCCGCAACCAATACATTCCCCTTTAGCTCAGTTAGGCAGAGCACGCGGCTGTTAACCGCGATGTCGTAGGTTCGATCCCTACAGGGGGAGCCATTCAGGTAGATAGGTGAGAGTAATTAACTCATTGACAAGAAGAGCCTCCTTCTTCTACCTTAATTTAATATAAGAGGCACCCATAATCGGAGGCAAAATGATAGGAATTTATAAAATTACAAACAGGCTTAACGGTAAATCTTACGTTGGGCAGTCTATTCATATCGAGAGACGGTGGAGCGAGCATATGCGTCCAAGTACAGACAGCTTAATAAGCAGAGCAATTAAAAAGTGCGGGAAAGAAAATTTTGATTTTCAAGTGCTGTGCGAATGCTTAGAAGAAGATCTCAATTCTCTCGAAGAGTATTACATTAAAAAATATAACACCGTAGTTCCCGATGGTTATAATGTTCTAAAAAGCGACGGCAGCACTCGAACACATTTCACGCTATATATGCCAGAAGAGCTTGAAACAATTATTTCGGAGATAATCAATACGGATACGCCGTTTTCGATAATTGCTCGAAAACACAATTTAAGTCGCAGGACTATAATCAGGATAAATAAAGGGGACGTACATAACCACCCAGAACTTCAGTATCCTTTAAGGGATACAAAGTTTAATACAAAAGGTGAAACTCCCATCTGTGCAATTTGCGGAGCAGTTAAGACACGTGGTGCGGAGTTGTGTTCCGCGTGTGCTCGGGTAAATAGCAGAAAAGTAATTGAAAGACCTTCGGCTACAAAACTGATGGAACTTTTAATGCAAAAATCTTTCGAAGATGTTGGATTACAGTATGGAGTAAACCCAGAAACAATTCGTAAATGGTGTAGAGAATGCGGTATACCAACAAGTAGACAAAAAATAAAAGCTCTTTATATTAGCAGGGGCGCATAGTCCTTGCTTATTTGCTACCGTGGTCAAGTGGCTAAGACATTGCCCTTTCACGGCAATATCGCGGGTTCGATCCCCGCCGGTAGTACCACACAGCCATTAGGCAGGAGAGCAGACACATAAGAAACAAGGAGGCATTTGGATTTGGTAGAAATAGACCAAGAACTTGAAAAATACGGTTTGAGTAGAGAACAATACGAACTTTGCTTAGACGACATCCAAGGCAAGATGAACGGTCAGAACGATATGGACTGGGCAGAGATCGTTGATAAATATAATCTTGGCGTACATAGCGACACCTTAAGAAAGGCGTCACAAACTATTTTCGGCGGAGCATTCATTGCCGAATATTTCAGAGAGAAACAGTCGAAGGGCGAAGTTACAAACGGTTACTTGGCTCTATTAAGAAAAGAAAAGGAAGAAATTCGCAAAGAGAGGCAGAAGCTTAGCGATGAAAGAGTTGATTACCAGAAGTCTATCAGAGAAGAAGCTCGTAAAGAATCCTTTATCGAAGTTATAGAGCGTGCATTTGCCCGCGATATTCAACCCTTTGATTATGTTCCTTCTCCTATCACAGTTGGTAGTGACGATATGATTGTGTGCCTATCCGACTTACACGTCGGCATCGAGGTAGATAATCATTGGAATAAATACAATACCGACATACTTAAGGCTCGTTTGAGCAAATATCTGGATGAAATCCGCAATATCCAGTCAACCCACCACTGCAACAGATGTGAAGTGGTGCTTGGCGGTGACAACATCAGCGGCAACATTCATCCCAATTTAAGACTTCAAAACAACGAGAACGTTGTAGAGCAGATCAAGATTGCTGCAACGTACATCGGCGACTTCATTATGGAGTTGCACAAACATTTCAGCGAAGTGAGAGTACACAGCGTTTCTGGAAACCATTCGCGTATGAGTCCCAACAAGGAAGAACATCTCAACGGAGAGGAACTGGATGCGTTAATTCCTTTCTTCCTTTCTATTAAATTTGAGAACTATTCCGATGTGAAGATTTGCAATGATGGATATATCGACAATTCCATCAATTCGTTCGTTACGAGAAATGACAAGCTGTTCTATATCGTACACGGCGACAAAGACAAGCCCTCTAATGTCACGCACAAGCTGACGATGATGACGGGCAAGAAGCCTGATGCTATTATAATGCACCACCGCCACCACAACGCTTATGACACTCAATACGGAGTGAAGATTGTTCAGGTTGGCTGTGTAGTTGGTTCCGATGACCACTGTGTAGACCTCAGAATATCCGGAGATCCCGAGCAGTGCGTTATTATTACGAGCGAAACGCAGGCTGTAAAGTGCATTTATGATGTAAGCTTGAGATAAATAATGAGATAAGTTTTATATAGGAAGAAAAGGAGAACAGATTTTTAATGTTAAACGCAAAAGAATTCAGTCGTAAATATGCCGAGGCATACGGCGTAAGCTACAAGCAAGCCGCTACAATTTGTCAAAGTGTTTTTGACTTCCTCGGTGAGACCATATATCAGGACAAAGAAGATGTTGTAATCTACGGATTCGGTTCTTTCAAACACAAGAAGACCGCGCCTAAGAGAGTTAAACATCCTTCTACGGGCGAAATGATGACGATGCCCCCGAGAGATATGATCAAATTTACGCCAAGCGGCGTGGCATACGACGAAACAAATACATAAATACCAAAGGGTGGAATATGAAGAAGTTAGAGCAGATTACGCCTGAGCAATGGGATAATGTGCACGAGTTCAACAGAACCATCCTTGAAGACTTTTTAACGAACTCTACTGAGCTATCGCCTCGCACGAGGAAAGCTTATGAGTCGAATTTGAAGATATGGTTTGTTTGGGTTAAAGATAATCTTGGAAACAAGACTCAACTCGAAATCAAGCCATTGGAGTACAAAAAGTTTCAGAACTGGATGGTCAATCGCGGATGTTCATCTGCGGACGTTAATAACAAACGCGCCGCGATTAGCTCGCTGAACGGGTATATAGAGATATATTATCACGACGAATATCCTATGTTCAGGAATTTTATCAACAAGAGTATTAAAAGACCTCCCAAAGCATTTGTCAACCCTAAAGAACCCTTGACTAAAGAGGAGTTCAATCATCTCATCGAGGTGTTGACAGAGCGTGAGGAGTGGCAGAAGGTGGCATACCTTATGTTCACCTTAGATACTGGGTGCCGTAGAGCAGAAAGCAGACAACTGCTGAAGAGTGTTGTAGACGCTCGCCCGATCAAGAAGATGAGAAAAGTCACGGACGAAGACGGAAACGAGATAGAAAAGGAAGTCCTTTATTACCAAACCCATTCCATTCGTTGCAAAGGCGCAGGTAGCGTCGGCAAAGTCAGAAAGTTTATCTTCGGCGAAGATACGATGAAAGCGCTCAAGAAATGGGTGGAGCACAGGGGCGAAGATGAGTGTGAGTATATGTTTGTTACTCGCTATGGTGGAGAAGTTCGCCAAGTGAGCGAAACCTTATTTAATACTTGGGCAACGAGCACATTCTCAAAAATCATCGGAAGACGCGCATATCCTCACCAGTTGAGAAGTTCGCGTGCAAGCCAGCTTGCAGTAGAGGATGGAGTTGACATAAAAGTAGTGCAAAAGCTTTTAGGTCACGAATCCGTGACAACCACAGAGATTTATGTTGTCAGAGATGACAGCGACGATCTCGATGAACTATATGTTGAAGACGACTAATCCCGCCTAATATAGGGCGGGATTTCTCAATGGAGGATTTATGGAGAACAAAGGAAAGGGCGGACGACCTATGGGTGGCAGTAAATCTGAACAATCAAGGCTCAAAAGTTCGAGCCCCATACAGATTGACACCAGCGTCAAGCCGGAGAGAATCAAGAACGACCAACCGAATACAAAATATAGATGTACTTGCTGTGGCAAGGAATATAACACACAAAAGGGCAATTTCCCCGTGTCAAAATCCTTCCTTTATGAAGGCAATAACGGGTACATACATATATGCAAACATTGCGTAGAGAAGCTTTATCAGCAATTGGTAGGCTTCTATTCTGGAAACGAAGAGCACGCACTTGAGCATTGTTGCAGACTTTTCGATTGGTACTACAATAGCGACATTGTCGCAATGACCAAAAACATTTCCCAAGGCAGGTCTAAGGTTTTGGTTTATCCTTCAAAGATGAACGTTAACCAAGCGAAGGGAACCACATATTTGGATACCCTTAAAGACCGCCATAGTAATAAGATTATGACTATGTCAGACATCACACCCGACGAGATGGCTGACGGTGAAGAAACGTCGGGAGCATCCCGCGTGTCCAAAGAAACTATTATGTTCTTCGGGTTTGGATACACGGATGAAGAATACGACTTCTTGCTCAACCAGTACACGGACTGGACGACAAGATACGATTGTAAGACCAAAGCACAGGAAGAGTTGTTTAAGAGCTTGTGCATAGCCCAGCTTACAATCCAAAAAGCACAGTTGCGCGGTAGCACCAAAGAAGTCACCGATGCAATGAAGGCTTTCCAAGACTTACTTGGAACCAGTAATTTGAAGCCGAGCCAGACTAATGATAACGCATTAGCCGATCAAAACACATTCGGAACTCTCATTAAAAAGTGGGAAACCGAACGTCCTATAGGTGAACCTGATGAGGAATGGAAGGATGTAGATGAAATCGAAAGATACATCAGCACGTTCTTCTTGGGACATCTTTGTAATCTCGTTCACGTTAAGAACGATTACGAAGAATTGTACCGCGAGGAAATGGCGAAATACACCGTTACTCCTCCCGAGTACGAGGAAGATGATCTTGGCGAAACTTCACTTTTGGACAAGTTCAGCGATAAGGTAACCAAGGATGGCGACGATAACTCGTAATTCCCAGACGGAGTCGCAAGTCAAACAAGACAAAGCCGACAGAATAATGAACGGCGTGAATGTGTGGGCAGCATTCTATCGGGCAAATCCACACCGCTTTGCCCGGGATTACCTTAACTTAAAACTGGATAGATTTCAGCAGATCATTTTGTGTATGATGTTCCGCTTTTCAAACGTGGTTTACTTAGCGAGCCGTGGTGGCGGTAAATCATTCTTGATTGCTATATTCTGCGTCATACACTGTATCCTATATCCAGAAACAAGAATATGTCTTGCTTCAAAGACGCGAAAACAGGCAACGGAAATCATCGATAAAATCCGAGAAATCCTAATGCCGCGTTCCGCAAACTTGAGGCTTGAGATAGAGGAAGTTCAAGTTAACCAAGCTAACGCTTTCGTGAGCTTCCGCAACGATTCGAGAATTGTCGTTGTAACGGCGGCAGACTCAGCACGACATAACAGAGCAACTGTTCTGGTCGTGGACGAGTTCCGTATGGTAGATAAGAATATTATCGACACCGTTCTTCGTAAGTTCTTGACATCGCAGAGACACCCCGCTTTCTTGGATAAGCCCGAATACAAGGATTATCCAAAGGAGCAAACCAAAGAGCTTTATGCAAGCTCTTGTTGGTACGAGTCACATTGGTCGTATGAGTTGGTACGCTCGTATGTAGTCAATATGATTCGAGGCAGAAGCTATTTCTGTTGTGCAATGCCATATCAGTTGGCTATCAAAGAGGGAAGATTGGATAAGACAAAGGTCGAGGACGAAATGTCCGAAACTACGTTTAATGCAATAACCTTCCAGATGGAAATGGAAGCATTGTTCTTCGGACAGAGTAGCGGAGGTCTTTATAACTTTGATGAAATTGACCGCAATCGTGTAATCAAATATCCGTTTTATCCAAAGTTTGCAGGACACAAGATTGCAGACAAACGACTGTATATCCCGCCGAAGATCCCCGGTGAGGTCAGAGTGCTTTCAGCCGATATTGCACTTATGTCTTCAACGAAAAATAAGAATGACGCCACGTCAATCTTTGTAAACCAAATGTTGCCCACCTCTAATAACAGGTTTGTAAACAACATTGTTTACGCGGACAACAACGAGGGACTTCGTACAGATGCGCAGGCGTTGGTAATACGCAAATTATTTGAGGATTACGATTGTGATTACCTTGTATTGGATACCAAAGGCTTAGGTCTTGGAGTTAGTGACGCCTTAATGGCGGACATATACGACCAAGAGAGTGGCACAACATACGGAGCGCTATCTTGTTGTAATAACGACGAGTTGGCGAAACGATGCTTGGTGCCCGACGCTCCAAAAGTAATTTGGTCTGTCCAAGGCACGCAAGAGTTTAACTCTCAATGCGCACTCGGACTACGTGAGGCACTTAAGCAGGGAAGCGTTAGGTTACTAACTTCCGAGTTTGCCGCAGAAGATTCTCTCGGAGAACTGCGCGGATATGACAATCTTAGCACCGCAGATGCGTTGAACCTCAAGTTGCCTTATATACATACATCGCTCCTGATAAACGAGCTTATTAAGCTTGAGTATGAGGTGCGCAACAATGTTATCAGAGTAAAAGAAAAAGCAGGAATGCGAAAGGATAGATATAGTAGTTTGAGCTATAACATCCACGTCGCAAAAATCATAGAAAGAGATCTACAAGTTCAAAAATCGAAGAAAACGATGGAACAACTGGTGTTCAAGTTTAGAGCACCGCAAATCAAAAAGAAATATTAAGCAAAGGAGGAAGAAATGGATAAAAGAAATAACTCCCGTCCGGCTAAGAAAAAGCCCGCGACAACCTCTCAAAAGTCAAAACAGCAAGACGCTCTTGTCGAAATGCCGATGTCTTTTGCCAGAGAACTGATCAAACAAATCGTTTACAATCCTAAAAATTCCTCTTCTCAAAAGTCATACACATATTCCCTATACACAAAAGAGAATATTCTGAAATGGCTACAATCACCCTCGTCTAACGAGACGAGCCTGCGTAATGCATCGAATTATATGTACCTATCTTCTATGCATTATCAAAGGCTTATCCAATACTACGCAGGGTTGTATTACGGATACTACGTAATATCTCCCCTCGGATTTGAAAAGACAAACGGAGCAAAGAGAGAAAGCATAGCAAAGCAATATTACAAGGTTACCAAATTCTTGGAGCTTATCGATGTTCCGTCGTTGGTGAGAAGTGTAGTAGGTGTGTGCCTGCGTGACGGTATTTACTACGGAGTAAAGTGGTCTGATAAATCGTCCACCTTTATTCAGAAGTTGGATCCCGACATTTGCAAGCTCACGTCCATATGCAACGGAACATTCTTGTATGCCGTAGATATGACAAAGCTTCAGGGTAAACTTGAGTTTTATCCCGCAGCTTTTACGGATATGTATGCAAAATATTTGCAGACTGGAGAGAAATACCAAGAGGTTCCGCCCGATATTTCCGTCTGTGTCAAAGCAGACGACACTATCATCGACTTCTCGGTTCCTCCTTTTGCGGCAGTTATGCCATCTCTTTACACTATTGCAAACACCGAAAATTTGCAGGAAACCGCAAATGAGTTGAAAAACTACAAAATGCTTACAGGCAAGGTTCCAGTCGATACCAACGGTAACCCGTTGATTGGCTGGGATTTGTATTTGAAATATTATAATCAGTTGAGCAACGCGCTTGGTGAGAACGTTGGACTGGCTATCACTCCTTTTGATATGGATCAGTTCAGCTTTGACCAAAAGAGTGGCGTTTCCGACGTGGACGATATTGCAAAATCTGTGGCTAATTTCTGGTCTACAGCGGGTACTTCCGGTCTTTTGCACGGTGTTGCAAACGATACGTCTGGTGTTACCAAGCTTTCAATCAAGAATGATGAAACCTACATATTCGGAATTGTAAAACAGCTCGAAAAGGTTCTTAACAGATACCTGAAGACTACCTTCTCGGGTACTATCAAGTTCAAAATTACATTCCTTCCTATAACCGTATTCAATAGAGACGAACTTGTCAAGGAGTACAAAGAAGCCGCATCATTCGGTTTGGGCAAATCCCACTATGCGGCAGCTCTTGGTATTCCTCAGTACGATATTGCAGGTTTGACATTCCTTGAGGAAGATTTGCTCGGGTTCGGCGAGCTTGTTCCTATGCGTAATACTTATAACTCCGGCGAAGAAGACGGAGAAAAGGGACGCCCTCAGAAGAAAGACGAAGATCTTTCGGATGATGGAGCAAGCACTCGTGACAATGACACCAATGCAAACCGATAACGAGAGGTAGACAGTATGGATAATTGTAGAGAAGAAAAGAAGTTTATAAAAATATTTGATGAGAAGATCGCTATGAGCCTTGCTGATAGCGGTTTTTCATATATGAAAGAAACTATCAATGGCAATCAAGAGGTATTCATTTTCGAAGAGTCGGAAGCCTTTATGAACGAGGTCAACAAGTATATGACATTCGGCGAAGGCGAAGACGGCGGAGATGTATTACTCGTCGAAGATACCACTGTGTGTTTCTAAAGAAGGAGTGAGAAATACCTATGAATTTATCAGTTGGATTTACTGCGAAAATCACTCCTGTCAAGCCCGTCAACGATGAGATGACATTGTGTAAATGTTATATTATGTGCCCCGGTCGTAATGTCAACAAGTCTGACATTGTGAAAGAGGCAGTTGACGATGCGTTGCCTACGCTGTTCAACATTCCCGTAGTTGGACACATTTTCGTAGACGAGGAAGATGAAGAGCTTCGTATGGGTGGACACGATAAAGAGATTAAGAAAGACGCAAACGGCAAGTACTATCTCAGATCGTTGACCGTTCCTTATGGTACCGTTCCTTATCAGGACAATGTACATTACGAAGAGGTTGAAGAAAAGGACGGATCTATTAAAACATATCAAGTTGCAGACATCATCCTCTGGACGGGTAGGTATCCTCAGCTTTTGGATACCAAATATGATGACGATATCTACTTTAACCAAAGTATGGAAATCAAACCATTGGAAACAGTTGTGGATAAAGATGGATACACAGTGGTTAAAAAGTTTAGATATTCAGCCCTGTGCTTGATGGGTAAGAGTGATGATCCTGACAAGAACGTTCGTCCTTGCTTCCCGTCCGCGAGAGTTGAACCATACCATTTCTCGACTGCAGAAAATTGGGAAGAACTTTTCGAGGAATTTAAGAGCAAGTTGGCTGACAGTTATGGGTTGAAACCTAACTTTGAGAAAGGAGGACAAAAATTAGTGAATCTTGAGAACATTGAAAGCATTTTAAGAGAGTTCGGCATCGAAAGCGTTGAGCAGTTGTCTTTTGAAGTTACGGAAGATATGACTGAGGAAATGCTGAGAGAACGCCTTACAGAGATGAGTGCTAACGGAGAACCCTCTGGAGAGGGAGAGCCCGCAGGAGAGCCTGCTGGAGAACCCGCCGCAGAACCCCAGAATGATACTGACGGCGAAGGCGAAGCTGGTACAGGAGAACCCGAAGGTGAACCTACTGGCGAAGGCGAGTTTACCGACAATTCTGGCTCAGGCTCCGGCGAAGGAGAACCTGCACCTCAATTCCAGTTCGAGCTCACAAACGAGGAAACTCGTAGAGCTTTGTGCAATGCAATTTCAGCTTTGTGTGAATGGAACGACGTTCTCTATAAGAGCTACTGGCTTTGTGATTTCGATAGCCAGCACGTATACGTTGGATACTACTTTGCATCCGACGAGGGTACGGTAGATGGTTACGCGAGATTTGCATACTCCAAAACCGAAAATGATATCGCGCTTAATGCGGATAGCTTTGAGAAGGTTCGTCTTGTTTGGATGACTCTTGAAGAGGCAGAAAAACTTGACAAGGAGAGAGCAGAGTATGCCGAGCTTGTTGAGTATAAACGTGCAAAACAAGAAGCTGAAAGAAAACAGGAATATGCCGCAGTTATTGCGGAGTTTTCCGACTTGTCTGATGTTGAGGAATATCAGACCGTGGTCAGCAATGCAATGGATTTTGCAAGTGCTGAGGACTTGAAAGAGAAGCTTTACGCAGTTCGCGGTAAGTCCGGAATTGTTAAGAAGCGCGATGTATCTGAAGTCAGAATTCCCATTCTGAGCTTCGCAAAAGACGAAAAAACTATCACGGCAGAAGAAGAATTCTTCAGCAAATATCTGCCCGATGCAATTAAAAAATAAAAATTTATAAGGAGAAAAAATAATTATGGCTTATGCTTGTGTAAGAACTGACAATATGTCAGGTACTGTAAACGGCAAGGATCTCGTGTCCTTGAAATTTATGGTCGGCGAGACCGAGGCACCCGTTGAAAACGGTAACGTTGTCCTCGTTGGCGACCATCTTGAAGGCGAGCGCGAAGTTCGCAAGGCTACTGCACCTACTAAGAACGCAGATGTTTATAAGTGCGCCCTCGTGGCGAGCGAGGAAGTTGTTAAGAGCAAGGCTCGCAACACTCTCGCAGAGTTCAGAAACGAAGCTGGCGACATCGCTCGCGGATACAGATTCGTTGCAAATGACTGCTTCTCCGTTACCGCTGAGGCTTTTGCTGACGGTGCGGCTCTTGAAGTGGGCGCTACTGTAGAGCTTACTGACACCACTAAGCTTTCTGCAGTTGCTGAAGCAACCGGTGCTGCTTCCGTTGTTGGTAAGATCGTTCTTATCGAGAACGAGTGGTACGTAATCGAAGTTGCGTAATTAAAAGAAAGGAGAAACAATACATAATGGAAAATGTACTTACTATTGCTATCGGTGCAATTAAGGGCACTATGAGTGGCGAATTTTCAAAAGGTCAGACTTCCGAGGCTCTTCGCAAGGCGTTCATTGAGATGAACGGCGGATCTGACAAGCTCAATCCTAAGACTTTCGTTCGCGGAAATGAGCTCTATTCTGCGGTTGAGGAATTGATTCCTACTATCGTTGAGGAAGGTTTGAAGGATGAGAATCCTATCTTCCGTCTCGTTGAGTACAAGAACACCGCAAGCGGCGACGTTAACGAGTTCTATACTTCTGGCGAAGCTGTGTTCATCGTTGCAGATGCCGCTGCTGGTATCCGTGGCGTAAGACGTCAGAGAATCTCTGGCGGTGAGAAGGTTACCGTTAAGACCTCTATGAAGATCGTTCGCGTTTACGAGAACCTTGGTCGTCTTCTTGCAGGTAGAATCACCTTCGACCAGTTCGTAACTGCTGTTGCAAACTCTTTCAAGAAGACCATCCTTGCTGATGCGTATGCTGCTATCGCTGGTATGACCGAGAACACTGCTGGTCTCAGCTCTGAGTACGTATATGCTGGTACTTTCGATGAGGACAAGCTTCTTGCTATCATCGAGCACGTTGAGGCTGCTACTGGCAAGACCGCTACTATCTACGGTACCAAGACTGCTCTTCGTAAGGTAACTTCCGCCGACGTTTCCGACGAGGCTAAGAGCGACCTTTACAATATGGGCTTCTATGGCAAGTTCAACGGAACTGCTATGGTTCAGCTCAAGCAGGCTCACAAGCCCGGCACATCCAACTTCATCCTCGATGATTCCAAGATCTACATCATCGCTGGTGATGACGCTCCCGTTAAGATGGTTAACGAGGGCGAGGGTATTATGCTTACCCGCGAAGCAACCGAAAACAACGACCTTACTCAGGAGTATGTTTACGGTCAGGCATTCGGTACTGGCGTTATCTGCGCTGAGAAGATGGGTATCTACACCATCGCAGGCTAATATAGCTTAAATACTTTAAGGCAGGCGTGTGTGGAACACGCTTGCCTTTTTAATAAATTTGAATAAAAGGAAGATATATAAATGGCACAAAAGAAAAAGGACAACATCACGCTTCCCGAAGATGTTTTGGAAGCAACCGAGGCGGCTACCCTCGATTTTACAAAAAGTAGCGGTTCATACAAAATTGACGATAGCGTACTTGTAAAAGTTAAGAGTACATATTTCGGACGCCTCTTCTATCGTAACAAGAAAACAGGCGAGAGCACAGAGTGGCTACGCGCTGGAGATATCCAGATCGTTTCTATGGGCGACTTGAGAGCGATGAAGGCAACTCAGGTTGCGTTCTTCAAAAACCAGTGGCTCGTTATTCTTGGAGTCGCAGACGGCTCCGAGTGTGAGGCTACCTGTGCGGACATTTACAAAGCTCTCGTTATCACACAGTACTATCAGAATTACATCGAGCCTACCAATGTAAGTGTAATCTGCTCTTGGAACGAGAAGGAGATTGCAGAGAGAGTTGCAATGATGAGCGCTGGCGCTCAGGAAAACCTCGTGGTAACGCTCAACGAATGTATCAAGAATGGCGCTCTGGATTCAATCAGATCCATCAGAGCGTTTGAAAACGCACTCGGATGCAGACTTCACGATTTGCACGACGAGGAAGACGATAAGTAAGGAGAGCTAAATGGCAACGAAATTTTCTGAAATATACGAAAGGGCGATCTTCAAAATTACGGATTATGGTTTTCTGCATACCGCCAACGAGTATTTGAAAAAGGCGGCTCTTCAGAAGTACTTGCTATCTGCTGTCGTTGATTTTCAGCATTCTTGCCGTGTTGACTTGAAAGATTACGATAAGGTAGAGGAACAATTTAACAACGACTTGGACGATGAAATCATAGAGATTTTGTCACTCGGAATCGCGTTTCACTGGTTCTCCGCAAAGACGCTCAACAGCGAGCTTTTGCGTAACGTCATACACCAGAAAGATTACACATCTTATTCTCCCGGCAATCTTCTCAAGGTTGTCAAAGAAGTAAGGGAAACGGTTCGCGCAGAATATACGGGTAAAATTAACACGTATTCCTTTCGGTACGGAAATATCGATAAGCTAAAGGCATGAGGTGTTATATGGAACAACTTTTGAATTTTTTATCAAATTTGCGCGGAGATGTGTTTAAACTCCTCCCTATGAAAGAAGACGAAATGGCAGGCGTTGATAATCACCTTAGTGATTACATTGAGGCTCTGCTTATCAACCTTGAGGGAGCAACAACTACATATCCGATTTTGGCAAATCAGAAACAGTACTTGTACGTAATCAACAATTTGCAGTATGCGTCAAAACATCCTGTTGACTTCAAGAAATGGAGAAAGATCGTCTTGAATTCAACCCGCAATATCGACAACCTTTATGTGGCATACGGGGGAGTAAAGAATGACAAATGACTGGTTTGACAAATATCGCTCTTGGTTGGAAATGAATCGTGATGCAGAACGCGAGCAGGAGAGGGACTCCGCAAGAAAAACCTTGATTGAGACCTTTAAAAATAGCGTTTCATATCAAACAGGCGCTCTGCGTAACGGCGTATCACAACCGATCATTGCGACCAGAAGCAATACTCGCAAATGCCGTCTGACGGTTATGCCCGAAGACACTATGAGCATTGGCGACTTGATTTACGTATTCAATGAATATTGGATTTGTATGGAGCTCTATACGGACGAGTATGAACTTACTCACGGTGAGCTTTGGCTGTGCAATCAGCTATTCAAGTATCAAGATTTGAGTGGCAAAATCATTAAGAAGCACGCCATTATTGACGATGGCTCGTATTCAAAAGGAAGCGATAAAGCAATCCCGGTCACAAATAATACGTTCAATTGCTATGTTTCTATGGACGAAGACAGTAAGGCGCTATGCGTTGACAAGCGTTTGGCTATAGATACAATTTACGATGCAAACGGTAAGCCTATTATCGATGTCGGCAAGATTTGTTGGCTCGATACCAAGAGTAGAAACTATGGTAAGGGAAGCCATTTGCTTGCATTTGGGCTAACGGATGATTTGTATAACGAAGAAAAAGACAATATCGATTTGATGATTTGTGATTACTTCGCTACATCATCAGAAGAAGAGCCTGTCACAGATCTCTTCCTTGAAGGAAGGGATACTATTCGTGTCGGAACGGGGCGTACTTATAAGGTGAATGCCCTTGATGGTTTGCTCCCCGAGTGGAAGGTTCAGCCTGCGCTTGACGGAGTTAACATCGTTGGTAACGGAGATTATGGCGTCACTTTGAGTGTCGCTATGGATGACTCTCTGATTGGCAAGGTTTTGCTATTGGAGTGCTTCGATAAATCCGAAACCTATGGTGCCGTCACGAAAGAAGTTGAGGTGATCTCTATTGGCTAAGACATATTTAGATCAGCTCGTAGAATATCCAGCAAAAGTTTTGAAAAGGATATCTGAAGATAAGTATTGTTTAGGGCTATTGCTTAACAAGAGTTTCAATAGCATAGCCGAAGAAGATAGTGATAAAGCTCTTGACGAGTTGCTTTATGACTACCAATACGTAGATGATACGACACAGGAAAGTTCAGCTTACATTTGGGCTGAGATAGATGTCGATCACGTTGAAAACAAACAGATAAAGGGTGTACGCCTATATGTTACCATAGCTTGTCACAAGAGCTATATGAAACTGAAAGGCAGTACTTTCCGCGGAGTAATGGGAAATCGCAGAGATAATTTGGTGAGATACGTAGATAGATTATTGAACGACACGATGGGCATAGGCGGAATAGGCACTCTATCACTTCAATCCGTTAGAACCCTGTCGCCGATCAGCGGATTCACCCTGCGGGAAATCACTTATAGAATTCCTGACTTTAATATCGTAGAGCTGGAAGACCACGAGTGAAATTCACTTACGAAGACCTAATAAGCGGAGATTCCATTTTTGTTAGTGGAATAGGTCACTTCAGATCTCCGCAATTAAAAGAACTCAAGCCAACCCAAGGTATCGGCACTTGGAAGTACAATTTATATATTGGACTTATGGCTTGGGATAGAAGCGAAATTGTCAAGTTTATGAAGATTACAACTGGCAGGAATCTGCGCAAGTTGGAACAGAATGAAGACCTATCGCTTTTCGATGTAATGACTCTCATAGACGAACCAAGAATGCTATTGCAAAATGCAATGGCTTTTTTTGTTGTCGAGGATTTGGTTTGGGATAAACACTCACGGTCATTCTCGCTCGTAGATAGCGATGGCAACAAGGTGGGAACGATTACCCGAGAAAATTTCGACGACGTTCGAGATATGATGTTGCAAATGAATTACATCAACATAGGCGAGTCCGCTAAACCCGTTAAGCACTCGTCAAAACAAGCCCAAGAACTTTGGGAACGGGCACAGCAATACCTAAAAGAGGAAAGCACCAAAGCGCCACCCGACAAGAATATGAACCTCGGCAACATTATTTCAAAGCTTTGCGCCGCTTCAACCTCTTACAATCTATTCAATATTTACGATTTAACTGTATTCCAACTGTATGACCAGTTCTTCCAATACGGATATTTGAGAGCAATGAATCTAAACGAGATGGCTTTCAGTAATCACGGTGGAGAGAACTTCGATATGCAGGGGTGGTTAAAACCAATAATTAAAATATAAGGAGAACAAAAATGGCTACTGCATTAGACAAAACTACAAAGATGGCTAACCGTCTTGGTTTGGACATCGAATTCTATGCGTATGAGAAAGATGGCGTGGTCTCTGGTGACGCAATTGCGGACATCAAGTTTGCAAACGAAGTATCTCTTGAGTTGACTTCTTCAATTACTTGGGCTACTGGCGGACAGACTCACGCTAAAATGATCGGCTTCAAGGATCCTACCGAGGGTACTCTTAAGATTTCTACTCAGATCGTCAATATGGCGATGCTCACTCTTGCATCCGGCGGAGATGTTTCTGCTGCGGGCAAGAAGGTTTCGTTCAAGAACGACAAGGACGCTGTTGCGCCCAAGTACTACATCGTTAAGGGTAAAACCGTATGGCAGGGCGAAGACGGTACTACATACAGCGAGACTATCACTGCCTACAAGGCTTGCGTGAAGCCCGGTTACAACGTAACCTACAATGGCTCTGGCGATCCTCAGAGTCTCGACATCGAATTCGAGCTTGGAACCAACGATAAGGGTATGGTCGTTGACATTGAGCGCGATGACGTCGCTGCTGAATAATTAAATTTATTTTATATAGCCGTGGCGTAACAACCACGGCTATCTTTTACTTATGGGAAGAACCAGCAAATTCAACGTCGGCAAAGACAAAGCCGATAGGACGTTTGACGGAATTGTCTTCGATAGCTCGGTGGAGATGAGATATTACACAGAAGTAATTCTCCCCGGTATTGAGGATGGAAGTATTCTGAAATTTGAACGTCAAAAAAAATACATCTTGCAACCTTCTTACACACACTGTGGCAAGAAGGTGCAACCCATCGAATACAAAGCGGATTTCTATGTTGTTTATGCAGATGGCAGGGAGCAAGTTATTGACATTAAAGGTTGCCCTGACGCGGTTGCAATATTAAAGAGAAAGATGTTTTGGTTCACATACCCAAGCATTGAATATATTTGGCTTGTCTATGTAAAAAAATACGGAGGTTGGATAGAGTATGACGAGTGTAAGCGTCTCAGGAGAGAAGCAAAGAAAAGGGCTCGTGTATCTGGCGACAAACCTTGTTAATGGCAAAGTGTACGTTGGAATAACTACTCGCCAACTAAGCGCAAGAATAGGTGAGCATATATACGATAGCTTTACAGAAAACGGTCATAGCCCCACATATTTTCACAAAGCTATGGCGAAATACGGCATAGAGAATTTTAAGTTTACTGTATTAGAAGAAGTTGAAAGAGCTTCGTTTGACGATATGAGAGAACAGCTCTATGCTCTTGAACAAAAATATATATCCGAATATCAATCAAACAACAAAAATGTCGGATACAACTTAACCGATGGCGGTGATGGTATTACAGGATACCGAATGACTTTAGAACAACGCCAGAAGATTGGTGACATTCATCGAGGTAAGAAACTATCTGACGAACATAAGGCTCGGATAAAAGCTTTTATGAATAGCGACAAGAACCCCAACATTGGTAGAAAATGTTCGGAGGAAACAAAAATAAAGATATCTGAGGCTAAGAAGGGGAAGTACAATGGTACCCAAAATCCGATGTACGGTAAAAGTCGCCTCGATGTTGCTGAAAGAAATAAAGCCTCAGCAATCAAGATTTGTCAATATGATTTGACAACCGGAGAACTCATCAAGGTATGGAGTTCTTCAAGAGAAATACAAAGAGAAACTGGGTACAACCGTTCGTGCATAATCGATTGCTGTACTCATAAAACAAAACAAAGCCACGGCTATAGGTGGGAATACTATAGCGATTAAAATGCGAAAGCAAAGGAGAAAAAGGATGAGCAACAAAAAAGTGAACACAAACGCAAAGGCAAAAGTAAAAAATGCACTGAAAGCATTGATTGAGTCGCAGGCGGCTAAGCCCCAGACTCTTACATACGGCGAGGGCGAAACCGAATTGAAAGTCGTTGTAACCCCCGTGATTTCGTTCGCAGAAAGAACGGAGATGATTAGCTTTATCGTAGATAGCGCATTTACGGTAGGCATAGACACCATTCAGAGTTATACCCCTCAGTACGTAAAACTCGCAAAGAGATGTGCGGTTCTTCAGCACTTCACTGACTTGAAGCTTCCCGCGAAGCTCAATGATTTGTGGATGATTCTTAATCATACGACCATTTACCGCGACGTTATCGAGATTGTAGGAGAGGATATCGATGACATCTTTGACGAGGCTGACCGTGCTATTGCCGCACAGAGAGATTACTTGGCAAACAAGACCGATATCAACGGATTGTTCAGTAAACTCGGTGGTGCTATGGGCAAGATAGACTTCTCAAAGGAAGAGCTGACGGAATTGCTCAACGTGTTCAAAAATATGCCCAACTTGTCTGAAGACCAGCTTATCGATGGTATTCTCAAGTTCAAGGCAACAGCAGAAAATACAGAAAACAATTAAGACCGCTTAGCTCCCTTTGGGAGTTGAGTGGGAAGGGAGCAAGTGCAAGTGGCAGAAACACTACAATTGGTTAGCTTTATTGTATCAATTATTATCGGTTCATTTAACATCTTGATGATCGTGTGTGAACCGTTCCGCAAGAAGATACTCAAAAGCAAAGAAGATAAAAAGAGAGAGCAGGAAAGAGAAGAGGAGCAACGTGAAACTGACAGGTGCGTTTTGCGTGAACTCATTGAAATGATTTACTACAAAAGACGTGGTACCTGCGAAATATATCAGTACGAATACGAAAGCATTGCTTTTATGTATAAGCAATATAAGAAGCTCGGCGGAAACTCATTCGTCGATAGGATTTGGGAAGAAATCCAAGAGTGGACTATCCTCCCATAAAACATACATTTGATGAAAAATAAAGGGGGCTTTATATGGCAATTTCTGAATCGTACATAATGAAACTTGTGAGAGAATACGCGAAGTCCCCTGAAGGAAAACAAGCAATCAGAGAGAAATATGGTATCGAGTATGATGAAAAATTCACTCGGGCACAGGTGAAAGCCTACGGCAACAGGATGAAAAAGATATTATACAACCATATTCACTCGGAGATCAAGTCCATCTCTTTGGATGACATCATTGTCGAAGAGCCTTTACTGCGGGAGGATGGACGCTTTGAGATAAAGCTTTCTTTCCGAGAGGGAAGTTTGCATAGAGAATCATTATATCCCGACGGTTATCCCGACGGATTGAAGAACATCGTTCTTCTGTTTGCGAAGGGGTACCGTACATCGCACCCCGTTCACGGCGATTGGACTTACAACGGAACGGTCGTTGCAAAGAACGTGTGGGGTAAGCGTACTCGCGCACCCAGTAATTTCCTTGACGAAGCCGTAAGTGAATTTAACGGCGCATCGGCGGGAGTTGCGACGGCTTACCTTGAGGGCGAATATGTATAAACGAGAAAATCCAAGCCCACTTTGGTGGGCTTTCAAAATAAAATAAAGGAGGAGAAAAATGGCAGATAATGTAGTTGGCATTAGATTTGGTGTCGCTGGTGGCAGTAGTATCAGTGGCGAGTCCGGTCAGCTTATCAAGTCACAACTGGAAGAGCTATCTAAACAGATACATCTAAAAGTCAACATTGACAAAAATCATTTTACCCAACAATTAACATCATTAAAAGCCGAGCTTGAGAAAACGCTTGGCGATTTAAAAATAACAATCAAAACGGATAATGTTACTGCCACTCAAGGGAATGGTGGTACCTCCTCCGGTGGAGCAGGAGGAAGCTCCGCAAATGCTCAAGCGTCAGCTTACGACAATCTTAGACGACAGCTTGAGGCGCTATCCATCGCTCAGCAAAGGCAGATAAAAAATGATGCCGAGGGTGGTGTTACTGCTACAATAGCAGAACAAAAAATAAGAGATTTGACTGCCGCATATAGTGGCAATCGAAGAGAAGCTTTAGCTAATGGTAACATTACTAAGGAACAGGCAGATTCTCTGGATCAGTATGCGCAAAGCCTTGACAGAGCTTTACAGATGGAGCAGAAGCGTGCATCAAACACAGATGCCACATCGAAGCTCGAAATGAGCTATGCGAAACTACAAAGAAATGCACAATCGCTATACACGGATGGCGGCTTTGATAAAGTCATTGCCAGAAGTAAAGAGGCGAGACAAATCGTTGACGATTTTAACGCAAAGGTAAATAGCGCATTTACCGATGATATGAGCATAGAAGACAAGCAAGCCGCTGTCAAAAAGCTCAATCAAGAGTTTATTGGCACACAGAGTCAGTTAAAGAAAATACAAAGGGAAACTGATACACTTGGTAATAAGCTCAAGGATACCTTTACAAGTAAAATTCTTCAAACGTTTGCGTATGCGATTATAGGAATCGCTACACGAGCCCTTAAACAGCTATATCAAAATGTAGTTGAGCTTGATAGGGCTATAACCGATTTGCAGATCGCAAGTGGAAAAACGCGAGAAGAAACAGAGGAACTAATAAAAGCATATAGTAAACTCGCGAAGCAACTTGGAGCTACAACACTTGAGGTTGCGCAAAGTGCTGATACTTGGCTTCGTCAAGGTTACTCAATTGAAGAAGCAAACACCCTTATTTATGCAAGTATGATGCTTTCTAAGCTCGGTCAGATAGAGTCTGCCGAAGCCTCCAAAGCCCTTACGAGCGCAATGAAGGGATACAAAAAGGAAGTAGAAGAGGCTACCGATATTGTCGATAAGTTCACTGCCGTCGATATGGAAGCGGCGGTAAGTGCGGGCGATATTGCTACAGCAATGGCTGAAACAGCTACGAGCGCAGACATTGCTGGTGTTTCAATGAACAAGCTTATCGGCTACATAGCGACCGTTGCAGAAGTAACGCAGGACGGCGCAGAGAGTGTTGGTACATTCTATAAAACCTTGTTCGCTCGAATGAATCAGGTTGCCGCCGGCAACTTCATAGATGAAGAGACAGGGGAAAGTCTGAATGATGTCGAGACAGTTCTTAATGAACTTGGAATTGCGCTTAGAGACACCAACGGTATTTTTAGATCATCTGGTGATGTCCTTGATGAAGTAGCATCTAAGTGGGAGAACTTTGACAACGTTGAACAGCACGCAATCGCTACCGCTTTCGCGGGTACTCGTCAGCAGGAAAAGTTTATTGTTCTTATGGAGAACTACGGAGACGCGCTTGATTACGCGGCAACCGCAGCAGACTCTGCTGGCACGGCGCAAGAAAAGTACACAGAGGCGTATGTTGAAAGTATTGATGCTTCTATAAACAAGCTTACTACATCGTGGGAGAGTTTTTCACAAACCATTTTGAGTAGCGATCTTGTCGTAACATTAGTGGACATAATGAGCACATTGGTCAACGTGATTGATGCTGTTCTATCGTTTGGGGATTCGATGATCCCGACACTTGCTCTTGTTGGTGTTTCAGTAGTGTTGCTCGGCAAGTTAATAACTAAAGTTTTTGGTGGAGCTCTTACAAGTTGGGGCGATTTCGTTGCCGCTATTCAGCTTGGCACTCAAACAATTGGGCAAGCTTTGCTTACTTTAGCAAAGAACCCTATGCTTTATATTACCGTTTTAATTACTGCCTTCACTACGTTTTCAGATAAGATGCCGCCTTTGGCGCAAATTATCGTTGGTGCAGTAATGCTGATCGGTACCGGCATAGCTATCGCTTGTAAAATGGCGAATACAGCTATTTGGGGCTTTATGTCCAACAACCCTCTGGGTTGGATTTTACTTGCAATTACGGCAGTTGTTTTGGCAATCACATCGGTTGTTAAGGCGATTGTAGGTTTTGCAAACGCATCAACTAAGGCAAAAGAGGAAGCGGTCGATGCCGCAGAAGCATCCAAAGAGGCTTGGGAAGATGCTGCGAAGGCAGTCGAAGATCTGAATGAAAAGCTTGTATCCGCAAAGGACAGATTGAAAGAACTGCAAAAGCAGAGTAACAACGGTAAAATAACTCTCGTTGAGCAAGAGGAAATGGAAAGACTCGAAGCTTCAATTGCTCAGCTTGAAGCAGAGAAAGCATTACTCGAAGACGTCGAGCAAGCCAAACGGAAAGAAGCAGAGAAAGATGCTTCAACCGCCGTCGGCACAATCCTTGATGAAAAACTTTCTGACGCATACGTTCAAGAAGACAACACATTCTGGAATGGTGTTGGGCGTTCTCTTGCTTCTGTTCTTACATTGGGCATATCTGATGCATTTGGTTACGGTATAAGTGACTGGTCTGTAAAGACAACGAGTGCTCAGGACTATGTCGATCAAATTCTTGGCGATTGGCAAAATGCAACAGAACAGCAAAGAAACTATGTATTTGATTTCTATCAGCAGCTTTCAGACCAAAAGGATATGCTCACTTATCATAGTGGTGAAAATCTTGAACAATGGCAGAAAGATGCTAACGAAGCTTATAATACATATTATAAATACTTACACAAAATTGCAATTGCAGAAGGTAACTTTGATTCTGTTTGGAAGTCCGTTATTACGATGGAGCGCTTCCCGGATATACAAAAAACGCTTAAGCAATGGGCAAATGAAGGAATAGTTAGCACAGACAGCATAAAGAACCTTTATGACACCAATCCCGCGTTCAAACAGATGGTTGATTATCTCATTGAGATTGGAATGTTCTCGTGGGAAGATGCCAGTGCCATAGAAGGTCTCGTTAATCAAATTAACGCAATGGCTGACGCGGCTAAGGTTCTTGCTGAAAAGTCGTTTCTGGACATATTGAATGATATAGAAGGAAAGTTTGACTCCTTGAACTCTGCGCTTGAAAGCATTACCGACAATGGTATTGTCGCGTCTGATGCTATCGTTGATCTGCTCGATAAGTATCCCGATTTGCTGAAATATTTTGATATGACCAATCAAGGGTTCCAATTAAAAGGAGCTTATGCGGGTTGGAGCAATTCTGATATTCTCAATGATTTTGCTACGGGATATCTACAAAAATATGTTGATAAGCTTGCGGCGTGTGAGCAGGGAACAGAAAATTACAATATAGCTCAAGGCAATCTTAATAACGCAATTGCGGTCATGGCTACGTTATTGAGGAGTGCTGCTCTTGAAGAACAAACCGAAGCGCTCGAAAAACAAAAAGATGCTCTCGATGAAGAGCTTGATAGGTATAAAGAGCTTATCGATATGAGAAAAGACCTCTTGGAGACATATAAGGAGGAATTAGATTATCGTAAAGAACTGGAAAAGAAAGAGCAGAATATAGCAAGCCTGCAAACTCAATTGTCGCTGGCGCGTTTGGATAATTCCGAGGCAGGAAAAGCTCGCGCAAGAGAGTTAAAGGGTGAGCTTGATAAGGCGCAAGAAGAGCTGGACGATTTCACTTTAGAGCACGCCATCGACGTTTTAACTGAAGAACTTGATTCTTCATACGACGAGTACGAAAAGCTTATTAGCAGAGAAGTTGACAGAATCACTGCGGCAATCGATGGTCTTGCGGCAAGCTTAAACATTACCCCCGTTGTCCCCGCACCTACTGAGCAACACCATACCGGTGGCTTTGCTGGTAGCGGAGCAATTCTCAAAGACAACGAGATTTTTGCAAAGCTCTTGAATGGCGAATTCGTTTCCACCCCCGCCCAAATGAGCAAGTTCTTGAGAGATACTTATCCCAAAATGCTTGGTATGGCGCAGAGTGGCAATGGCGGTATTCAGTATAACGCGCCTATTGTCGCTATCAGATGCGACTCGGTTACCGAGGATACTATGCCTACCCTCAAGAAGGTAGTTAAGCAAGCGGTGGACGAGGTCAAGAAGGAAATTGACAGCGCATTCAGCAGGACAGGCTACCGTAGGGAAGTCAATAAATTTTCAATATAACCAAGAGCCGTTGCAACACACGGCTCTTTTACTATAGAAAGGAGTATTATGTTTAACGCTACATACTTTACATATGACGGCGTGTATTCCGGGGCTTACAATCTGAAGATTGCTTCGTTTGACAGTGAAACCGTCGAAGATACTGCGGTGTTCGCGCCGACATTGAACATAACGAAATCGGCGAGAGCTCGTAGATTTTTGCACAACGGCATTGAATATGATGACGCTCCTGAATATACATTCAGCATCATTTCTCAAGAAGCGATTTCGGATGCGCAAAGGAGAGAGATACTGACTTGGCTGGTTGGCAGAAATGATTTCAAAAAGCTTCAGATGCACCAGCCTGAGTTCGAAGACTATTATTACAACTGCGTTTTTACAAGCGCAGATTTAATATATGTCAGAGGAAGGTGCCACGGCTTTACCGTAACGGCAAAATTCGACTCCATATTTGCATATGGCAGACCGAAGAAAATAACCGTGACAGGAACTGGCACGACGCAGACCGTAAAAATTGTCAACAATTCCGATATCCCAGATGATTACATCTATCCCATCGTAACTTTCACAATGACGGAAGAGGGAAATGTAACCATTCTGAATACGAGTGAAGCGGTTCAAGCTGAGTTCAAGTTTACTGGAGTAAGGAATACTGAAACAATCACGGTTGATAACGAACTCAAAATAATCGAAAGCACAATTGGAGGGGACAGGCTTTCCCTCTTTAATAAAAATTGGCTTAGGTTGCAGCACGGCGTTAATGTCCTTCAAATAACCCTTAAAGGAACGATGACGATTACAGTGCCGACCTATGCTATGATAGGATTCTAAAAAGGAGGAATACATGGAATTCTTGTTTGATCACTATAAGAAGATTAAGGATCCAATCCTGTATCTTCACAATCCCGACATGAAACCCATTAGCGCAATCAAGGCGCGAAACAGGAATTTCGTGTTGAGGTTCAATGACCTCTCGGAGCTTACGTTTGAAGCTCCAAAGTACGAAAAGAGTAAAGACGGAACGATGTTTGAACTTCCGTACTACTCTCGTCTGGCGACCAAAAGACTTATCAAGATTGATGAAATCGGTTGGTTCCAGATTACTCAAGCGGTAGAAAACGAAGATGGCTTAACCGCCTATATGTCCATTACCGCGCAATCACATCAGTGCGCGTTCAAAGAGAAAGGATTTTTCTGCGAAGGAAGACTTTACAAATTCTACGATGAGTCCGATCCTTATGACGTAAACTATGATTCAGATAAAGAAGATTCAATTCCTTCGGTTGTCGGTCAGCTTTATCAGCAGTTGGGCATCAAGGTGGCAATTTCGCCAGACGAATCCGAACCCGACGTGGACTACGGCGATTGGACAATCGTATGGGTTGACCACAGTTTGAAATATGTCAAAGGCAGTAAACAAAATGTTTGCAGAGCTTTTAAGGAGAACAGTGCTACGTACGCCTATGACTTTATGGTCAACTCTGTGGAAAACGCTTTTGAAGTAATCTTTGATTTCGACTTTATGCATCACGCAATTAAAGTCAAGAGAGTCGAAGACATTGCGCAGCAGACAAATATATATCTTTCGTTCGATAATGTAATGAATGAATTGCAGACTACTGAAAAGGCGGACGATATCGTTACCGTACTGAACTGCTCCGGTACAGATCTTGATATAAGAACTGTAAACCCAACGGGTACAAATTACATTGTTGACTTCAGCTACTATATGGATGAGATCAATTATCATTGGATGTCGCAAGCACTTATCGATAAGATTAAAGCTTGGAAGGCTCTTGTCGATAGCAAGAAGGCAGAATACACTGACCTCGTGTCCGATCTGCGCGAGGCGTATGAAGCACACACAGAAGCATCTTCTGAAACTGCATACACCAGAAAAAAGGTTCAAGACTTAGAAACTGTCAGAGACCAATATGCTCTTAAAACGGTACAAGATGATGCTATCTTTTTAGCCGAATCTTTTGATGTAATATATGATTGGGAACAACCTCCTACTGACGAAGGGTATGATATAGGTGACGTTGTAATGTATGACGGAGAAACCTATAAATCTCTTAAAAGTAAAAACGTGTCTGTTCCCGACAAGACGAAGATAAATAACAATGACTGGAAGCTATATAGTATTCGCAAAAGTTTAGACGAGAGTACGTTCTATGCTACATCACATCCAAAGCCCGGGGACGTTTGGCAGTTTTCAACCACTCAACCAACATTAAGCAGTGGAACTTTCGCAATTAGTTCAGGGGTGACGAATACCTTGGCTGGCGTTTTAACAGATTGGGCTGACGAAAAAGACATTTACTTTATAGATAGCGACTTGAAAACATACTGTAAGGTTGTCCGTGGTAGTAAGGTTGATCAAACTACAGGCGAAGAGATTCAGCATGTCGCGGCAATTGAAAGATATAGCACTTATTCCGATGTGTCCAGATGGCTAACTGCTTGGGGAAAACTTGATGACGAACAACAAGCGCTCGTTGATGAGTATGAGGCAAACGCAAATGAAATTGCCGTAGATATGCAAGCGATTGCCGAAGAAGCCAATATTTTGAGTTATTTCAAAGATACCCCAGCCCTATTATCAGAATTACGCCACTATTGGATAGAGGGAGATTATAACAATGACACACTTGCTGTTTTAGATAGTACCAAGCCAGAGGAAGCAATTGACTTGGCGAGAGAGCTTCTTGCTTGTGGCGAAAAAGAGATTGCTCGTGTCTGCCAGCCTCGATTTTCCATTAGTGTGAATTCTATAAAATTCATCAAAATATATGCCTTCCGTCAATTTATGTATGAACTTGCATTGGGCAAGGTAATTACTATTGAGAAAACGAAGGACGTATATTATTATCCCGCATTGACACAGATGAGATTTAGCTTGGAAAACGGCGACGATACTTTTGAACTTGTTTTTTCAAATGCTCTTAAATTGAATGACTGGGGTTATACTTTTGCCGATTTAATAACATCGGCTTCAAATACATCTAAAAATGTCATCTCTAATTGGAATGAACTTATGGATTACAGCACGCATAAGAATTCCATCCAAGAACTGTTACTTAACCCCCTTGATAAAACATTGCGTCTTGCAGAGAAAAATATGAGCAACCAAGAATTTGTTATTGACAATACGGGCATTCTTGGAAGAAGGCGCAAGGCTGAGGATTTATTTGAAAAAGAACAGGTGCGTATGATAAATAACGTTATCCTCTTTACGGATGACAGTTGGCAAACTGTTAAAACGGCTCTTGGTAAGGTTGCATATACCGACTATGATGGTGATGGGAACCCCATCGAGAAGCAAGCATACGGATTATTAGCGGAAGTAATAGTTGGTTCTTTGATGCTGGGCAATCAGTTAAAAATTTCCAACGAAGGCGGATATATTACCCTCGATCAAAACGGCATAACGATAAAAAATAGTCAGAGCAAAGCAACTGTTTTTCAAGCAAATGTAACGGGAGACGCCTACTTTTACGGAAATATTTCTGTAAGAAGCCTGATAAGCAACAATAACACATTTGAAATTGACGAAGATGGAAACGTTACCTGCAGCAATATAACGATTACAGGTGGCGTAATTCAATCTGCTGGTTTTGATGCTGATGAAAAAAGAGAAAGCGTGTCTGGCAACGTTGTTGACACACCTAAAAACCCTACTCAAATCCTTCGACCTTCCGAGGGTACCACTGGACACTTCAGCTACATCATGAGAGGGACATTTACGGTTGATTCAGCAGACCAATTGACCGACGCAGCTATAAGCCAAGTTAGATATAAATACAACGGTCATATAACCAGTGGCAATTTTACTAATGCCGTAGTTACATTTTCGGGTAATGTGGTAACTTATGAATGCGTGTTGACTACATCAGCAATTCTTTTCAACACTATGAACGGATTGTATCCGACGGAATTATCGGCTGTGATTGCTTGGGGTGGGTATAAGGTAACTGGATTTACCTGCACATCGGGCGCAAAGATTGATTTGAGCGCTTCGCCATATATAGTATTCCCGAATTTCACAGTTGATGCTGACGGCATATTGACTGCGACTGGTGCTAATATCGAAGGCACCATTAACGCAATAGATGGTAATATTGGAGCGTTTCAAATTACTGGTGATGGACTTGAGAGTGAGTATATTAAGCTTAACGCGCAGTCCATCTTTTTCCCAACGCAGGCAATATTTAATTTGGCTAACGACGTTACTATATATAACGAGGACACCGTATCTTACATAGCTACCTCTGGAAATAGAGATTTCGAAATAAAAAACATTGGTGGCGCGGGTATAAGATTCAAAGCAAATACGGCAAGCGAAACTGTAACGCAAACTATAACCCTCAATAATTTTGTCGGCAGTGAACAAGATGAAGATGAATATGTTGGATCAGGATTCGCTTGTAGCGTAACTTGCAATTATGGTATAAGCAACAGCGGAGTTCTTCTTGTACCTTATCACGTGACATTCTATCTCAAGTATGCTATTCAAGAATGGACATTACTCAATGGGTGGGTTGACAAAACTACTTACGAGAAAGAACTCTCATATGATATCCCAAAGGGAAGCAATTCGGGAAGTATAAAATTTGAGCAGGTTCATATAAGAAAAAACAGCACGCAAAAGTTTGTTGTTAAGGGTGTTTCTATCGATAAAAGTTCTTATGGCAGCAGCGTCGCTTTTAGTTCGGTTAACATCAGTGCAACAAACAATATTTTATACTCTCTTGGAAGCTTTTGCCCGAATACTTCCGCAACTTCTTCGTCTGGATATCTTTTGGGCGATGATACTCACGTTTGGCGTAGTGTTAGAGCGTATACTGCCTCAATCACTACCAGTGACGCACGACAAAAACACAGCGTAGAACCACTTTCGGAATCTTATGAAGAGTTTTTTGATGGGCTGGAACCTGTTTCTTTCATCTATGAAAAGGCGGACAGTAACAGGCGGCACGTTGGTTTTATCGCTCAGGACGTTGAGCAAAGCCTACTTAGAGCCGGTATTAGCTTACAAGATTTTGCCGGAGTATGCATCGGATCCGATGAAGATAAAACATATGGATTGCGTTACGAGGAATTTATCGCTATAAATACTTTGCAAATCCAAAAACTAAAGGCACGAGTTGCCGAACTTGAAAAAGAAATAAAGGAACTTAAAGGAGAAATCTAAAATGAAATTATCAACAATAATCAATGCACGGAGCGTGCTGGAAGGATTTGCCGACAAAGAAGATATCGGCGCACATCTTTCTTACTGGATGACAAGGTTCATCGTTAAAACTCAAAGCGATCAAGAGTTTTACACAGCAGAAGTACGCAAGATATTTAGCAAACACGCCGAAACCAGAAAAGACGGGACAAGTATCGTTCCCAACGAGAAGGTATCAGATTTCCAAGCCGACGTTGCAAAACTCGGCGAAACGGAAGCTGAAGATCCGGGCATTCGTTTCAAGCTTGCGGAGCTTGCCGACAACCTTAAGTTGTCGATGAAGCAGATGTTCCCCTTGCTTGATTTTATCGAGGAAGAATAAGTATAAGGGCGGGCAAAAGTCCGCCCCTTATATATGTGAATAGGCGAGTGTGAGATTTATAAAAGATATTCTTGCTATTGACAAACTTAATCCGATTGGCTTATTAGCATCGGAAACCTGTGTTTTAGATGACTAAATAAAAAATAAGCAAAATGAAATAAAGGAGTAATAAATGAAAATTACACAAGAATTGACCTTGGATACCTCTCGTGAAAATGCGTACAAAGTTGTGCACGCAAAGCAGTACGACGAGGATTCAAGATTTTTAAAAGTAACAATCACCACTCGCGGAGAAGAAATCGACGTTCCTTCTGGCGCAACCGTAGTATTCGGCGTAAAGAGAGCCGACTTGGAAAGCCACGACTTTGCGGGTGTTGTAAACGCCGACGGTACCGTTACTGTACCTCTTACGAACTGGATGCTTCAGGTCGCAGGAAAATGCGTTTGTGATGTTTCGATCATCAAGGACGGCGAGAAATTCTCAACCTTGAACTTCAGTGTTCTCGTTGAATACGCTCCCACTAACGAAACCGACATCACTGAAGACGAGGGATACGATGTACTTGTCAGCCTCGTTGAGCGCGTTGAGAATGTTGTTGACCACATCGACGAGCTTGACCAGAGAATTGCAGAGGCAGAGAGTTCTGCTACCGCGGCTGCAGAGTCGGCTGAGGCTGCATCCGAAGCTCTCTTAAATGCTCAAGACCAGATCGAAGCGGCGCAGGCACTTGCAGATAAAGCGGAAGGTTCTGCGGCAGATGCCCAAAGGTATGCTAACCAAGCTAAGGGTTACCGCGACGAGTTCGCGGATACCATTGATCAGGTTGCAGATGCAAAGGGCGAGTATGACAGCCTTGACGAGCGTATTACTGCAATGCAGACAGAAATCGAGGGCGGCGTTCCCAAAGACATCGAAGTGCGCGAAACCGAAGACGGCAAGGAACTTATGGTTCTTGTTGACGCGGAGGGCGATCCCATTGGAGAGGGAACTGAACTTCCCGACAGCGGAGCTATGGGACTTGAGTCCGCAACCGTTACAGTTGGCGACGCTGAAATGGTTGAGGTCTGGCTGAAGGATAAAAACGGCGAAAAGATCGAGGGAAGCGAAACACGCTTTGCCGCAGGTTCTGGTGGCGGAGGTGGCGGTGGTGGTTCAACCACTATTACCGTTGAGAGAATTACACCTTCCCCTTTGATTATCACACCTACCGACGCGGCAGACATCGAGTTTAACTTCTCGTCTGTGGATACCGACGGACAGACCGTTGACGGTTATTACACTTGGAAGAATGGCTCGAAGGTTCTTGCAAGCGGTACTCTTAATCAGGGTTACAACAGCTTTGACGCAAGACAACTGCTCGGTCAGGAACTTCCTATCGGTACCACAAAGTTCTCACTGACGGTTAACGATGACGCGGGTAGTATGCTTACCCGTATCTGGAACGTTCAGGTCGTAGACATTCGTCTTGAACCTTCCGATGCAAACCTTGCAAAGAAGACGTATACCGTTGGAGAAAGTATTCTCTTTAACTATGTTCCTTATGGTTCCGTTGATAAGCGTGTGCACTTCAAGATGGATGGCACAGAAATTGGCTACGAAGACACTACCGCATCTGGTAGCTCGAAGAGATTTACTATCCCTGCGCAGGCTCACGGCGCTCACTTGTTTGAATGCTACATCACCGCTTCTATCAGTGGTAAGGATGTAGAAACAGAACACATCTACTACGACCTTGTTTGGTTCGATGAAGATGCTGGAACCCCCGTTATCGGTTGCGCTTATCGTAACGACCTTTATGGCGCGATTACGCTGAAACAGTTCAATACGATGATTATTCCTTTCTATGTTGTTGATCCCAATACGAGTACGCCCACAATCACAAAAGAGGTTGACGGCGAAGTTGTTGGCGAGGAAACTCTGGAAAGTTCCGAGGGCGAATGGAGCGTTAAGCTTACCGAGGTTGGCGAGCATCACCTCATCATTCGTTGCGGTGCTACATACGTTGAGATCGTAATCAATACGACCGATATCGGATTCGACGTCGAAACCGTTGACGGATACGTTTTTGACTTTAACCCCGTTGGACGCACCAACAGTAGCGCAAACAGGCTTTGGTCTGACGAAAACAACCCCGCCATCAGTATGAGTGTTTCTGATAACTTCGACTGGCAAAACGGCGGATATCAGATTAGCAGAGATGAAGAGGGAAATGCTATTCCCGGCGAGGAATATTTCTGCATTAAATCTGGTACATATGCGACAATCAATTACAAGATGTTCGCAAAGGATGCCAAGGAAAGCGGTTCTGCTTTCAAGGTAATCTTTAAAACTACAAACGTTCGCAAAGACAACGCAAGGTTCCTGACCTGCTCTAACGGCTTGGCGGACGATAAAGTTGGACTTGTTATGAATGTCCACGAGGCATACATTAACACCAGCGCAGACGAGTTGTATGTTCCTTACAGTGAGGAAGATGCAATCGAGTTTGAATGTAATATTTGCCCCATTGGGGACGGCGAAGATGTTACTTCCTACATTATGACCTACGAAGACGGCGTTGGCTTGAGACCTTTGCTCTACGATAACAACCACGTTATCAAGCAGTACGAGCCTGTCGAAATCGTTATTGGTTCTCCTGACTGCGATGTTTACATCTACAGAATGAGAGCTTATGAGTTCAACTTGACGGATAGCGACATTCTTCAGAACTTCATCACTGACGCACGTACTTCTGACGAGATGATTTCTCGCCACGACAGAAACGAAATCTATGATGAAAACGGCAACCTTACTCCCGAGATTCTTGCTGAGAGATGCCCTGACTTGAGAATTATCAAAGTTGAGGCTCCTTGGTTTACGAACGACAAGGACAACAAGATTGACGGCACTACGGTTCAGATGATTTACAAGAACGGAGATCCCGTTCTCGACAACTGGACTTGCACCGGCGCACGCCATTCGGGACAGGGTACATCGTCTAACGAATACGGATACGCGGGAAGAAACCTTGACCTTATTATGGACAGAGATACATCACTGTTCACTTTCAGCGACGGTACAACCGGCAAGACAATCACCCTCACAAGAGATTCCGTTCCTACCGACTATCTCAACGTTAAGGTTAATATCGCATCTTCTGAGAACGCAAACAATGCGTTGATGGCTAACAGATATAACACATTCAACCCCTTCAAGCGTTCAGCGAAGGTCGCAGACTCCAAGGTTAAAGACTGTATGGAGTTCCACAACTGCGTAGTTTTCATCAGAGAAGCTGACGAAGACCTTAGCACTCACAGAGAGTTCAATGATACTAACTGGCATTTCTATGCATTTGGTAATGTGGGCGACTCTAAGAAGACGGACGATACTCGTGTAAACGACAAGAACGATCCCAAAGAGTGCGTAATCGAAATCACAGACTACAACGTTGCTCTCGCAGAGTTCCCGACAGGTTACGGCAATGCTATCTGTACTCCCGCAAACTGGAAGGCTGGAAACACCGCTTACGACGATCTCTATGCTCCTTATAAATATAAGGAAGGAGAATTCAAGTCCTTTGGTAACGGTTCTTACGAGTTCCGCTATGAGAAGAAGGGCATTACAGACGAGGAAAGACAAGCCAATATCGACGCTTGGAGAGACTTCTATAAGTTCGTAGTTACTTCTACGGATGAAGAATTCCACGATAACCTTGAGAATTACTTCGTAGTTGATTCTGCGCTTTATTACTACCTGTTTACCGAGCGCTATACGATGGTTGATAACCGTGCAAAGAACAGCTTCTGGCACTACGGAAAGTGCGACGATGGCGTTTACAGATGGGATTTGACCTTCGGATACGACTTTGATACCTCTCTGGGTATTGACAACACCGGTAAGCTTGTGTTGCCTTATGGTAAAGAAGACGTTGACTTCTACGTTGACGGAGATCCTTCATCTTCTTATATCTACAGAGCTGCGGAAAGCAAGTTCTTCTGCAGAATCCGCGACCTCTTCAAGACAGAGCTTATGGCTATGTATGTTAACCGCGAAGACGTTAACGCTTGGAGCTCTAACGGACTTATCACTCAATGGGATAACTCTCAGAACCAATTCCCCGAGGAATTGTGGAGAATTGACATTGAGCGTAAGTACCTTCGTACTTACAAAGGTGTTTCTATCGATAACAGTATCGCAGGCGCTTCTAACCCTCGTTTCTTCAGAGAAATGATGAACGGTAGAAAGAAGTATCAGCGTAGACAATTTGAGAGAAACCAAGAAATCTACTTCGCAACTAAGTATTTTGGTAAGACGGCAACGGCTGACCAGATAATGTTGCGTTTCAATAACCCTGTTGGCGCAGTAGTTCCCAAGGACTTCACGCTCTATCTGACTCCTTATTCCGATATGTATATCGGCTTCAGCTTCTACAACGGACACAAGGATAACGTAAGAGCAAAGGCTGGCGTTGAATACACCATTCCTTATCCCGAAGGACTCGAAGCTGCGGATATTACGCTGATCTACGGTGCATCGTTCATTCAAGGCATCGGCGACCTTTCCAAGTGTTATGTCGGCGATAACGACTTCTCTAAGGCATCGCGCTTGCAGAGACTTACGATTGGTAGTACGACCGCAGGCTACACCAACACATTTATGACTACTCTCGCGCTTGGTAACAACAAGTTGCTTGAGTATCTGGACATCAGAAATATGACAGGTTTGAACTCTATCGTTGACTTGACGAAGTGTTATAACCTTCTTGAGCTGTATGCCGAGGGTTCTTCTATCAGCGGCGTTGCATTCGCTAAAAACGGTAAGGTAACAACGGCGCATCTGCCTGACACTATCAACACGTTGAGAATGCAGAACCTCCAGAACCTTACGGACTTCCAGATGTCTACGGACAGTCTTCAGCACTTGACTATTGAACATTCGTTGATTGACGAAAAGACGATGGTTGAGAAATCGGTTGATACGCTGAGAACCTTGACGCTCGCAGGTATCGACTGGACGGGCGATAATGCTTTGGCGACCACTGAGTTGCTGAATGACATTTTCGACCTCAATGAATCAAGTCTCTCGGGACAAGTCTACATCAGCGGACAGGTAAGAAGCCAAGAATTGGCGAACTACGAGGAAGCTTGGGACGGTCTCGTTGTAAGATATAACTCCGCTAACCTTATCGAACAGTATAAAGTAACATACGTTGATGATACTGGCACAGAGCTTTGTTCCTGCTATGTAGATAGAGGACAGACTCCGCCTGATCCTGTTGCAACAGGACTTCTTGACGATGTTCCCACTAAGGCAAGCACGCCTCAGTACAGCTATGCTTTCGCATCTTGGAATGAGCTTACAAGCCCCGTTCTGGAAGCAAGAGTTGTTACTGCTGTATTTACTGCTACCGTTCGCACTTATACCGTCGCTTGGTATGATGCTGAAGGTGGCTTGAAGCTTGACGAGCAAACCGTGGAATACGGTTCCGATGCGGTTTATGCAGGAGAAACGCCCGCAAACGAATTCGATACGAGCGTATATTCGGGTAAGATGTTTGCAGGTTGGGATAAGAGCACAGGTTATGTGCGCGGTAATATGAGTGTATATGCCGTTTGGGAGGTAGCAAATCTGCCTTCTGCCGGCACGAAAGACCTTAGCGAAATGAACGTTGCAGAAATCTATGCGGTGGCAACTGCTGCGGCAAACGGACTTGCAAACGTTGACGAATACTTCGTTGATAAGGACTATCACGATATTACTATGGGTACGGACTTGAATTTCTCGAACATCGAGAGCAAGGAAATCGTACCTGTTGATACGCCTCTTGTTTTGGACGGAGAAACTGCTATTGACACAGATGTATATCTGTTCGGCGACAACGAGAAATCCTTCACGATGGCTATCGACTTCACTTATGCGTGCGACTCTACCGATACCAATGCAACCCTTGTATCTGCTTTCGAGGAAGAGGGAAGCGAAGGATTCAGGCTGAGGTTCAATAGCTATCCGAGCATTCAGTGGGGCGACAAATCTCAGATTGTAGGTAACTACGTAAGCTCGAAGCACTATCGTGATATTGTTGTTATCAGACACCGCGCTGGTGAAAACCATCTCTATGTATATAGCGGTTGTCAGACCACTAACGGTAACGGCGCAAGGTTTGCGGATGCAATCACTCGTACTCTTCTTACGAGAACCAGAGCCACTGCTACCAATGTACCGGTTACTCTCGGTGCGGTTAGATATGGTGACGGCGGATGCGACTATTACGCCAAGGGTATTATCCACTGGTGTAAGGTTTGGTACGATGACCTTGGAGAAACCAATGCATACGAATTAGCATCTTGGTGTCGTGAGCCTTTGAGAATGGAATTCTGTGGTACGGATAGATACAGACTTGCAGGAACAGGAACGAGCGCGAAAGCAAAGATTTCGCTTATAGCGAACAACCTGCTTGACGGTCGTGGATACTGGATGAACAGCACGAACACTAACGCAGGCGGTTGGGATGCGAGCTTGATGCGTACATTCTGTAATACGCGCCTTGTCAATGCACTTCCTATTCAGTGGCGTAACATACTTAAGACGGTTAAGATTAGCGCGAGCGCGGGTAGTCAGTCTACCGAGATTGTTATTTCGGAAGACAAGATTTACCTTGCAGCTAACAGAGAAGTCGGCGGTTATACAACCGAACCTTATGCGAGCGAAGGTACTGCTATCTCGTGGTTTACGAGCAATGGTAGACGTTTGAAATTCAGAGGTCGTATGGTCGAGGATGATGCTACCTTCTATAGCGCGGCAGATGATCCCAGTTTGGATCCCGCGAATGACGTCAAAGAGGGAGATATTTGGATCAATACGAGCAATGACTCTATTGGTTATATGTACCTCACTCAGGCGGAATTGGATAAGTATAATCTAACCCCGAACTTTACGGCATCTATCGGAGGCGGATGGATTATTGCCAGTGGCTGGTGGGGGCGCTCTCCGTATGCGAGCAACTCCACGCACTTTATGCTTGTCTACGGCTACGGTGGCGCCAGCAGCTACAACGGCGCGTACGGCGTCTATGGCGTGTGCCCCTGCTTCTCAATCTAAAGCGGATAGGCAACATATAAATTCTCGACTTCGGTGTCGAGCGTAAAATAAACAGCTATCAATTGGTGGCAAGCTATCAGAAATATCTGGTGGCTTGCCCACCAGTAATGCTGTCATAAATAAGGAAGAAAAGGAAAATAAAAAATGTCGGTTTTAAAAAGCAGGAGAACACTATCGAAATTTGAATTCGAACATACTTTCGCAACATTCTATCAATTTTCTGCCGAAAGAATGGCGTCCGTCGCCAAGCGCAGGCACAGATGGATTTGTTGGAAGATGGAAGTCAAGCTCAATAAGATATTCAACGAGCTGATGGAAATTAACGAAGGCTATTTCGAGAGTGCGACCAAAAGAGAAGAGATAGATGAAATAATCAAAACAGCAATAGAAGATCTGAGAGATCTCGAAAAGCCGATGATGGTGTTTTGGAATATCGAACAATACGAAATCAGACGAATGGTGGCGTGGGCATCGATGCTGAATGCAGAAATAGATATACTATCTTCAATGCGAAGCACAGTAGCCCCAGCCGAGAAGGTACAGGTTTTAGATTGGAGAACGATTTTGAATGTAAAGTTTTTAAGCAACATTTTCGAGCTTCACCGAATAATCCACGGCAAGGTAGTAAGGGTTCCAAGTAAGTACGATGATACCTATTCATCTTTGCTGATTGATTTGATTGATGAGGCGTTGTATTCCTTAGTTAAGGCAAACCGAAAAATGCCGACGACAAAGAAGGAATACGATACAAGAAAGAAACACATCTCCAACGCCATATCCTGCTTAAGAAAAATGCAACGACCACTTGTGTTTTTCTTTAACGTGATGGGATACAGCGAGCGATCTTTGAATGAAATATCTGAAAAAATCAGTGAAGAGTTGAAGATGCTGTATGCTTTGAATAAATCAGATAAGACCAGATTTGGAAAGCTTGAATAATAAATAAATTTGGGTTGGTTATATTCTGCATTATTGCCAGTAACTGGTGGGAGCGCTCTCCGAATGCGAGCAACTCCACGAACTTTATGAATGTCAACAACAACGGTAACGCCAACAACAACAACAACGCGAACAACGTCAATGGCGTGTGCCCCTGATTCTCATACATTAAGTAGCTATGAATAAGAGTGAACGCTTTATCTATAAAGGTATGGATGAGAAGGAGAATATGACCATCTGTTAGGAATAACAGTAAATATTACATCTGCTTGTGTTAAAGCAGGTATGCTTTGATAGCATTCTCGGTTTATCGGGTGGATCGCTAACGTGCATGGATCAGTCATTGGTTATTGGACTGGTTTCTTTACATACCCAGATAAACGCGCGATTGATATAATAACCGAACATAATAATCGACGAGAGGAAAATCGATATATTATAAGGATTTAAAAAGGTTTTTATGGATAATTACGGACGAATACAAGTAAGGATAGCCCGTGATAAAGCAAGGAGACGGGCAAAAAAGGAAAGAATGAACGCCGAATACGATAATTTTGACAAGGTTATCCGAGTGCAGAATTACGTTGAGGCATTGAACAAATGTCGGAAAGGAGTCGCTTGGAAAGGTACAGTTCAGGAGTATCTCCAGAATGGAGTCACTGAAATGCACAAAGTAACGACAGCGCTTAAAAAGGGAGAGATTCCTAAGCTGGCGAGTAGTAGACGAATTGAAATCTATGAAAGAGGCAAGAAGAGAATTATTGTTCCGGTTACTATTAAAGATAGAATGACACAGCGCGTTCTATGCGACAAAGCGTTGACTCCCGTTTTATGCAGGTCGTTGATTTACGACAACGGAGCCAGTCTTGCAGGAAAGGGCGTAGAATTTACGCGCGACAGGCTGGAATTTCATTTAAGACGTGCCATTGCGGAATACGGGAACGATTTTCACGCTCTTGTTTTTGATTTCAAGAGCTTTTTCGACAGCATACCTCATCGAACTTGCTGGAAGGTTTTGAACGAACACTTCGAAGATGAGCGTATTAAGAAATTAGTTATGAACATAATTTGCTCCTATCAAGAGCCAGAGATAATGGAAATACAGGATAGGAGAGAAAGGGAAGAAAAGCTGAGGATATTACATAGCTTTCAAGGGAAGGGCATTTGCTTGGGAAGTCAAATATCTCAGGTGATGGCTTTATCCGTCCCCAGCAAATTAGATCATTTTATTAAGGATAAGATGCGCGTGAAGCATTATATCCGATATATGGATGACGGAGTTATTTTCTCGAACGATAAAGAGTTCTTACACGAGCTTCGTGCGAAAATGCGCGAGGTGGCAACTGAACTCGGTCTTACGTTCAACGAGAGAAAGACTCGTGTCGTCAGAATATCCAGAGGCTTTACCTTTATGAAGGTAAGATACTGGGTGACATCAGAAGGGAAAGTAATAAAGAAGCTGACGCGCTCGGGCATCACACGAATGCGCCGGAAGCTTAAAAAGTTAGCACGCTTGGTAAAGAACGGAACGATAACACTTGATGATGTGTATAACTCAATGCAGTCGTGGGTAGCACATTCAAAAGTTGCAAGGTCGTACCACACTTTAAGAAGTATGCTGAGCTTATATTACAAGCTCTTTGGTGGGTATAAGTCCCACAGAAAATATACGAAACAAGGATGGGTTAAAAATGAAATTTTACAAAATGATAAATGGCGAGAATTTCGTTGGAATTGGAACGTCGCTTGATATGAGATGCTTCCAGTTGAAGCACAAAATAATCCTGAGATGTGATGAAAGCAAAGCACAGTATATCCAATACAAAGACGAGCTTTATCGTGCCACTTGGATGCTTCCTGTGAACAACACCGCAAACACATATACGATTGTTGAGATCATCGAAATCAACGAAGAAGAGTATAATGCTCTGAAAAATGCCATCGAATCGGGCGAAGAGGTTGAGGTTACGCCTCCCAAAGAAGAAGTGGTAACTCCTGTTGAGCCGGAGATTTCTCCTGCTGATAAGGCGACCATCGAATATGTCAGAAGCGCCAAGATCAACGCTATGAGCGTAGAGTGCAACAAGGCTGTTACTAATGGCTTTGATGTCGTCTTGGCTGACGGATTGGTTCACCACTTTGATTTGACAATCGAAGACCAGTTGAACCTCATTTCTCTTAAGGAAATGATTGCAGCGGGCGCAACCGAAGTGCCTTACCACGAAAAAGGCTGTCTATGCAAAATGTATAGTGCAGAAGACATTACTATCGTTATGGATACGGCTTCGGCTCACAAGACGTATCATCTCACCTATTTCAATTCTCTCAAGAATTACATAATGAATATCAACGAAATCAGCGAGGTAGACGGCGTACAGTATGGAATTGAAATTCCTGTGGAGTATTGCTCTGAAATACTGCTTTCAATCGCCTAACAGTAACTATGAAAAACACACTTAAAATGGGTTGCCTCTTCTTAATCGGAGGGGCAATCTATGTACTTATCGAACTTGTATATAGAGGTTATTCTCACTGGACAATGTTCTTGCTCGGCGGTCTGTGCTTCGTGCTGATTGGCGGCGTGAACGAATACATTCCGTGGGAAATGCCACTATGGCTACAGGCTGGAATAGGCGCTGTAATCATCACGGTGCTTGAGTTTATATGCGGGTGCATAGTCAATCTGGCGCTCGGGTGGAATGTCTGGGACTATAGCAACACTCCACTCAACATATTAGGACAGGTATGTTTACCTTTTGCAATCATCTGGTTTGTGATAGCACACTTCGGGATTGTCTTGGATGACTACTTGCGTTACTGGCTTTTCAAAGAAGAGAAGCCATACTATACATACAAATTTAAACATTAACAGGAGTAGAAATGTCGGTACTTAAAAAGGACAGAGGCGAAAGCGCGGTTCAGTTCTTGGAAACTGCGCGGAATTTAGAAATATTCACCCTCAGAACTTGTGCCAAATTTCCAAAGCGTTATACATTTTTAATTACTGCTGAGATAGCTCAGCTATCCAGAAGCATTTACAACAATGTAAAGTCTGCGAATAGCATATTTCCTACAAATCAATCAGAGGTGCAAATGCGCCGCAACTTCTTTACGAAGGCAAACTGCGATCTTCAATGTCTGGTATCCCAACTGGACGTTGCGAAGGTTATGTTCGGAGAAGAGGTCAAGGTGGGAACTTGGTGCCAATGGATGGATTTGATAGAGGAAGAAGCAAAGCTAATTTCAGCTATCAAGAAAATAGATAAAGAACGCTATAAGGGCTTACCTCTTTAAGCGTTCTTTTTATATGGGTTATAAGCCGTTTTGTCTTTGTTTTGCGTTCCCCTTACCGTGGTAACAGTAACTACTTCTGCTACGTGTATGGCGGTGACTTCAATTACAACTACGCCAGCAATCACTACGCTGTCGCCTTCGGATCTTGCACAATATGCCCGACAAAGTAACCTTCAAGGTGAAATCTGTGCGTGTGCAAAAGGGGCATATAACCCTTCCTTCGGGATAAAGAAATACGTTGATGTGGTCTATCGGACGCTTCTTGCATTGCTCGCGATTGTGGTAGCGAGTTTAATGATAGGTACCACTATGCAGTTATTCCCACAACATTTTACTGTACGGGGTATAAAGGAATTAAAAATGAATAGTAAGGAAAGACACGAGTTGAGATATCAGCGGCGCAAACAAAAGCGCCTTGAAAAGAAAAAGCGTTATCAGGATTGTTATGATTACGATAAGGTGTTTACGTTCGAGAACCTTTATCGTAGTTATGAGAAATGTTGCGCGGGCGTCGGTTGGAAGCCCAGCACGCAACTCTATAAGGCGAATGCCTTGATGAATATAAATCGAACATATAAGAGCCTACGAGAAGAAACCTATGCTCCGAGGAAGCTAAATGAATTCGACATCATTGAACGCGGGAAGCAGCGTCACATACAAAGTCCTACGATGAACGATAGGATAGTGCAAAGATGCTTTTGCGATTATAGCTTGATGCCGATTATTTGCAGAACAATTATCTATGATAATACCGCCTGCGTCAAAGGACGCGGATTGAGTTTTACCATAAAGAGAATGACTCGGCATTTAGAGAAGTATTACAGAGAGCAGGGAAGTAATGAGGGATACGCATTACTCTTTGATTTCTCGCAGTATTTTAAGAACATCAGGCACGACGTGGCTCTATCAATACTTGATGAAAAGATACCAGACAAGCGGTTGGTTAGGCTTGCAGAACTTATCATAAAGCAATATGGCAATGAAGGGTTGGGGCTCGGTAGCCAAGTGTCGCAATGTTGTGCATTGGCGCTCCCGGACAAGCTCGATCACCTCATCAAAGAGAAGCTAAAGATAAAGTATTATTGCCGCTATATGGATGATGGTTGCATTATCCACCCCAACAAAGATTATTTGCGTTATTGTCTTCAAGAGATTAAATCCGTATGCAGTGAGCTTGGAATTATAATCAATGAAAAGAAGACGCAAATTGTAAAGATAAAATCTGGCATCAAGTTCCTTAAAGCTCGCTTTATTCTAACGAAGAGTGGACGAGTCATAAGGAAGCCGTATACCAAGAGCGCAACGAAAATGCGCAAGAAGCTCAAAGTATTAAAGCTGAAGCTTGATGCAGGGCTCATAACCTTTGCTGACGTTTGGACACCATTCCAATCGTGGCTTGGTTATCACAAACAATTTCACGGATACTGGGCAAGACGAAGAGTCTGTTCTTTATTCAATAATTTATTTTACACAGGAGGAAACACAAATGGATTGGCAAACAGTTTTACTTTCGGCACTTAGTATCGTGTTGACTGCGTTGATAACGTGGGGATCGGAAAGACTGATTTCTTATCTCAACACAAAAATCACTAACACCAAGTATGCCAACTATCTCACGGACGCGGTGGAAATCGTTACCCGCGCAGTGAAGGCTACATATCAGACATATGTAGAAGCGTTGAAGGACAAGAATATGTTTACTGAGGAAGCTCAGAAAGAAGCCTTGACTCGCGCAACAACCTTGGCAATGTCGCAGCTATCGCAGGAACTCCAAACATTCATTACGACCAATTTTGGCGACCTCGAAGGATGGATTCAGAATGCGATTGAGTCGAGCTTGTACGATCTGAAGAACAAACCGACGGGCGATAAAGCCAACTAAAAAATCGCGCCTGAGCGCGCGGAAATAAAAAAAGCGACCTATGGAATTAACCATAAGTCGCTTATTTTTTTGATTATTCGCTTAGTATATCTGTTAAAGTACTTTGCATTATTGATGCAACCCTACTGATGCTGTCATCCTTGAGGTGGGTGTATATTTTCTCAGTAATACGAGAGTTGGAGTGACCTAAGTATTTAGCCATATGGGCATAGTCAATTCCGCGCTCAATGCCGAGTGTGCAGAATGTGTGTCTAAGGTCGTGTATACGGATGTGCTTTAGGTTGTGTTTAGCGAGGAAACGTGAGAACTTGTTGTTCATCTGGTTCGGGCGCAAGGGAAGTCCCTTTTCGCTGACAATAACATATTCTCCGAGTATTCCTTTTTCTTCTTGCTGTTTACGATATTCGAGCAAACAATCTTTTAGTAGAGGATCCATTACTAACGCTCTGCGGCTCTTTTTTGTTTTTGGTTCCTTGGTAATAATCTTCCCTTTGATCGGTGTTCTCACTTGGGCTATATAGATGCGTCCTGTTTCGAAGTCAATGTTATTCCACGTCAACCCCGCAATCTCTCCGCGGCGTAGCCCTTCCCACATTCCCAGATACACAAATGCTTTTAACCTTAAATCCTTGCTTTCGTCTATTAGAGCTAACAGCTCCTTAACTTCCTGCGCGGTATAGGCTGTGCCCTCAAACTCTTCGACCGGTAGCTTGCGTATTCTCTCGACTACATTGTCGGTGATATATTCACAGTCCTTTGCGTAGTTAAAAACGGCGCACAGGAATGTTCGGTCGGAGTTGATGGTTTTTGCTTTAAGCTTTCCTTCTTTTACGAGAGCATCGATGTACTCTTGCACATCAATTTTCTTTACCCGGATTATCTTTTTCTTCCCGAGTCCACGCGCCACGATTCTCCGTAGGATATTGTAGTAATCCTCTTGAGTGGTAGGGGCGAGGGGTTTGTTTTCAATATAAGCCTTGGCACATTCTTCGATAGTGATTTGTGTATTGGTACTGTGTTTGCCAAGATTAGTTCTTTCGTATTCGTGTTTCTTCAGGAGAGCCTCAGCTTCCTTGAGGGTATCACACGTCTTGAACGTTCTCTGTGGCTTACCAAGTTCGGCGCCGAGGTACAATGTCACGATGTACTTGCCAGTCTTTTTATTACGAGCAATATTCCTCTTAACTGTTTCTCGTTCGCCTGTTCCTTTTTTACCTTGTTGAGTCCTTGTTAATTCTTTTACGTCTTCATTTTTCGTCATAGCTTCCTTTCCGTGTTTATTTGAGATCCTCTGCTACATATTATTATACACCATATTTAGACACTTGTCAAGAGTTTTTATGAAATTTCAATTTTGCAACTATTTTTGCAACTCGGGGAATATGGAGAAAAAGAAAATGAGCTTACAGTCATCAATAAACACTAAATATAGTGTTTTATGACGGCTATAAGCCCATATCTTGGTCATTTTGAAACAGATGACCTTTCTGTTTTGGTCTGAGTGACAAGACTTGAACACTTGAACCACGGTGTCAAATCGTGTCCTATCATACGAAAACAGGCATAAAACCCTATATTTTCAAATGTTTTAATTTACATACGAAACAATCCTACCATAGGACGGAAGCATTTGTTTGCAACTTTTTTGCAACTTTGCAACTATGATTTCTCTGTTGATATGCAGTATGTATAGTATAACACGCGAGGCGAAAAATTGCAAGACCTCTTTATAAAAAAAGCGCCCCTTTGCTGATGCATTGGAGCGCAAATTTTTTATTTGTCAAGCTGAATTGATCCAAGCTCAAACCAGCTTACTCTGACGGTATCGGAGCTTTCGCTCTTTGTGATTGCCTGTGACATTGAAACGCTGGTGTTGATGAATATCACTGGGACGTTGCAGATGATTCTATCTTCAAGGATGTCATAGGTGATTTCTCTTTCGCTGTCAACGAACCCGATTGGGGTACGGTTGTTCCCAAGCACAGGTTTTCCTTTGGCATATTTCATAGAGTTTCTTACACATTCCTCAGAGAAAACTACGCGCTCTCTATTAGGGACAGTGGGGAAGGTCAGAGGGATTGTAGCTCGGGAAATGAAAATGTTTTCATCCATATTATTTCCCCTTTCTCATTTCGTCAAAGATGCGGTTCATTTCGTCATCCTTATAGGATGTTTGCCAATGTCGTTGCAGGTAAATGATGTGCTCGACTTGGCGCGGTGTGAGTAAGTATAAGTGATCTACAACAACCTCTCTCCGCTTGGAACGGTCGGGGTGTCCGCTGCCGCCAAATAGGCATTGACAATGTTTGAGGTGGTAGTCGCAGATCGGGCATTTTTCTTCGTTAAGTTGTGGCATCGGGTTCGTCCTTTCTGTGGGTAATTGAGATGGTTGTCATCCCGAGAATGCGGCGAACTCTGCGCTCAACTTCTCTGTCGATAACCTGCCTGATCTGAGCATCGATAGCCTTGTCGATTTGGGGTTGCAAATCTCTCCCATCCAGAGCAAGGTGAACTGCCTTGGTTATCTTTTCTTCCAAGGCTTCCTTAACGATGCCGGGAAGAGTGCTTCTGTCGATACCGTTATCGGCGAGCATTTGCGTTAGGATTTTCCTAAGTTCAATCTGTTCTATGGTCATATTTACCTCCAAAATTTTATATCAAACTCTTCTTTTATTTTCTTGTTGTTTCGAAGATAAGTTGCTCAAGCTCTTCACGAGATAAGCGATATTCTTCGGGGATGCTATTGAACTTGTTCACAGCTTCCTCAACCTCGGACTTAATTTTTCCGAAACATATACATCTCACTAACGTTCCATTGAGCGCGGCTTTGATGCAGGTGCGATACGAGTTACATTTAGCACAATCACACTGGGCGTACTTATCCAAATCCAATGTTTCAATGGTGTTAGTTGAACCTGCGGGAGCAGAAGCAATATAAATGCTCAGTTCCTTCGCGTCGCAGATAATTCTAAAACCACTCTTCTCCAACTCTTCTTTAAGCTGCGAAAAAGTAGTTTCGTCCGCGGGGAAAATTTGCATCCCTGCTTCAATGGGGACAACGCGGACATATTCATATTTATTGTTTTCCATATGTATTTCCTTTTTAGCTTTTTACCTTAAAATAGATGCGTCCGTTTTGTGGGGCGGTGGCGTGGCGCGGTTCTTCAAATGTTAGCTTTATTCCGTCGAAGCGTTCCTTGACAACTTCCTTGTATCCCACATTATTTTTATCGTCGGCATCACATTCGTAATAAACTTGAATTGCACCGAAGCCAATCTTTTCTCTCAAGAGTTGTTCGGCTTCCTTTGGTGTCTTTGCGCCAACTCTGTATCTTCCTGCTGTATTCCTCTGGCGCTGAGGTCGGCGGTGGTTGTCCACCAGCACTATATAGTTCTTGACTGGTTTCATTATGTATTTACAACTCCTTTGATTCTTGCCTTGTCGCAGATACACTCTATGCCGTTCATCACGACCGTCCCCATTGGAGTGGCTTTATAGACGATAGGAGTTCCACCGAAGTAAGCGCAAGCTTTCTTGGCATACATCTCCGCGGAGCGTAAGCTTATCGTAAGAAATACAGAGTCAAGATGTTTCTTGCGGAAGTCTTCGCGAAGGCGTTGTGTATCTGAAGGTGGAAGCAGAATATCCCCTACTTGGCAAGCTGTTGATGTTCCGTGGTAGTATATCATATTACCTCTCGTATGCACTGACTTGTCTGCCAGCTATGTATTCGTCTCGGGTTATCTCTTGCGCAGCAAAGACAGACCTCGAATGTTTTACGCCGGGCATCTTTCTGGCAATTGATGTAGCCATCGTGATGTTCCTTGCTTTTATGTAAAAAATAATATCTCGTGATCTTCCAGCGCCAACGTGACCTCTTGGCACGTTAACGCGGTAGTATTTTAGTTCTTCATTTGTTTGCATTTACACCTGCCTTATTATTTATAGCATTAAAGCCCGCCCACGCCAACGAGGGCTACGCAGGACGGGCTTTTAGAGCTTCTGTGACCGTTTACTAACCCCGAAAAGAATGGGGCTTAAACGGGCTTATTTTGCCTTCTGCGTGGTGCTTCCGAAACCGCCGTCACGGACTCCGCTGGCATCATCGTCATCCATAAGGAAGAAGGGAAGAACGATAGCCTGCGCAAATCCTTCGCCCTTGGCGATGTTGAGGGTTTTGCCCTCGCGTCCGTCGTTGGTAATCTTAGCCCAGATGTGTCCCTCGTTAGAGGAACCGCAGTAGTCAGAGTCGATAATTCCGATTGTGTTATCGAGCTGAAGACGGAACTTGAAGCCAAGTCCACTTCTCGGCGCAATAGCCAAGAACTTGTCCCCGTCGAGAATAACGCGAATACCAGTCGGAATTTTGATTGTTTCGCCCGGCGCGAGAGTGATGTCAAAGGGTGCGTAGAGGTCATATCCAGCACTACCCATCGTTGCACGGGCGGGCTTCTTTAGGTCGTTATAGCTTGTCTGCGGAAACTGTTCGAAGTCTTTGTTGAACTGTTCCTGCGAGATGATTTCAAATCTGTTCATATGTAATGGTTCATCCTTTCTTTTGTGATGCCGTTTAATATCATTTCTTCCCAAGCCTTTTCATCTATGTGAGGCTCGCAGTTGATGGCTGGTTGGCTCCATTCAGGCGGAGCAGTGGTTACAACACAGGCATCGAATGGTGTTTCGTAAACGTGTGGCTGATAGCGCTCTGAGCTGATGTAGTATTTTTCATATAGTTGCATAGTTCCCTCATCGAAAAACGTTCTATCGAAACGATAACCGCGTCCTCTGTATTCGTATGAGGCGGGTGAATATACTCTTATGTAACTTCCGTTCTTGAAATAGATGGCATCTGCTACAACCTTCTCTACAATTTGCTCCACTGTGTCAACCAGTTTTTCAAGCAGGTCGAGAAGTGCTCTATACACTATCTTCCGACGCTTTTCATCAGCCGCCACAACCCCGTATCGAATGCCCGGCTCTGCCATTGTTTGTACGAGTATTGGCTCTAACAAATAGCGTGGGAACGGATCTCGTTTAATCGTTTGTTGCAATGAATAGTCCACAGTGACATTCACCACTTTCTCCGCGAGCTACCTGTTCACGAAACTCTTTGCATTTGCACTTGGTATCTTCGCTCTTGATAAGAGAGCAAGGGCAATAGCCACCGTTCTCTTTAAGTTTGTCAGTTATTTTTTTGAGTCTTTCTTTGTTATCGGTTAATCTTACCTTCATTCTGAAATCCTTTCCGCATATTGGTTGTCCGAGGCAAGTTTCACCCCGAGAATGTTGTCCCAATGCTTGTTTTGATAGGGAACGAAACGTCCCCATTTAACTACGATATTATTAAGCTCTCTGAGCTTGCTGACGTACTCTCTAACTTCGTTGGGATAGTAACCCGTGTAGATGATTACCAAATCATTCGTGTGCTCTCTGAGAGCTTTTATGAGGCTGTAGAGGTCATCCCAAGAGTCAATCGGTTCAAGCCCACCCATAATGATTGCCGAGGTTATATGGTCGTTCATATACGTCTTAACAATCTCATCGATACTTACATCGATGTTTGGTGCGGTGGCGAGGGCGCTGTTTTGGCAACAGCAACCCTCGTTTTCTTTTTCGCATTTGAAGCTACAGTGGGGGAAGGCTACGAGCATCGAAGGG